TTGCAATGTGTCCCCGTTAATAATATCTCAACCCGAACAAACGGGTGGGTCAGGCGGCAGAGGGTTTCTGATGCCCAACAGATGTATTTAAGTGCTTTGCGTTTCATACTACCTCTCCTCCGCATGTCCCACAGATAATAATACCAGGGCTTTTCGATTTGCATCCAATGCTGGTTGCTATCGTTGTGCCACAAGTCATCTTTTTTGCTAAACGTATAACCAAAATCAATCAGCCGTTGTACTGCCGCTTTCTTGGTACTGAACGCCATTTCAGGCGTTGCCAAGCTTTCACCATACACCCCTTCGACAACTACCCATATGTGTGTTTTCATTTCTCCTCCTCAGTAAATGATATTTCAATATTCCACTCGGTCCCGCATGCGACGCAAGCCTTTTCACCGAGTTCATCAAATGGATAACTCTTTTTCATTTCTCACCCCACAATTTTAGAATCTTTCCTTTGAATTCCAGCCAGGACAAGTACCAATAAAGCCGCCGTCCGATCGTTTTCTTAAGCGTAGCCTTCTGCATGTCTGGACCCCAATCGTCCCAGGATCGCCTCAACGGGTCGATGATGGGGTCCGCCTGATCTGTCGGCCAGAAAGGACTCATCTGAGACCTTGTTCTCTGGCCATTCGGTTAATTGCGTCATGGAAATATTCTGACTGAAAGTCCCACCTGAAATCATTGCCGTCTTTGCCTGGTCGGAGTTCATTCTTTTTCCCCAACCTCTTGACTTTGGCGATAGCTTCTCTTTCTGCAAACGATATTAAGGCGTTTATGTCCTTTTGATATCTTGTCATTTTAGCCCCCACTTCCGGTCGCTGGTGTTCATCTTGCTGATGTTCGATATCAACCACGGTGGTACGCTTTCAGTACGCCTGTACCGTGTCTCCCGTATAGCCATGACGATACAGAAAATAATCGCCGGTGGCCCCAACCATAATATTAACGCTAATAACATATCATTCTCCTTTAAATGTGGTATTATGCCCCGTTTTGTCTCCGCAGCCGGGGCCACACTGCGATCCTACTCACCAAAGCATATACGAACCTCCTTTTAGATTTTGACGTTTTAGCTTCTATCCGCATCGTCGCCGTCTGACCGACCTGCCTCATAAATGGGCGTTGGGGTGCTGCGGCGACGATTTACAAAAACTATAGGGCCAATTTATGTGAATGTCAAGCACTATTTTAATTTTATTTTTGTACTTGACATTCACGTTTTGTTAAGCATATTATACAAACCATGGAAACTCAAACCACAAATATTCACGGATTGATAAAGACAATCCGTTCGGAAATGGGATTGACTCAAAAGGAGTTTGCGGACACAATTGAGTCAAATCGCAGCAATATTGCGAAATACGAAACAGGCATTATGCCCCCTGCTCATGTGTTTTTAAAGATCCTGCGCGTGGGTGGGAAAATTAAAAAAGGATCGATACCGTTAACCCTTTAATAAGGAGTGTGCTATCATGCTAGAAGACCGAATTCAGGAACTGAACGAAAGTATCCAGCAGTTAATCGAGAAGCTGGATGCCCAAACAACCACAAAACAAAAAGCCAAACCCAAAAACAAAGAAACCAAGAAACCAAAAGAGACAGCACCCGCCAAGGAAAAACCTGTCGAAGACAGCCCCGGACCTAACCTCACTGCCGACTACATCGGAATGTTGTGCCAGAAGAAGAATAAAGCTGCTGAGGGTAACAATCCCCTGATCAAGGCCATCATCAAGAAGCACGGTGGGCGCCTGATCAATGACCTCAAACCCGAAGTCTACGAGGCCGTTGTGGCTGATTTGGAGGCTCTCTAATGGGCGAGCATTCTGTATTTGGCCCAAGTGGTGCTCACCGATGGCTGAACTGCCCTGGCAGCATCAAGGCGGAAGAGGGTATTCCCGATACGGGTAGCCCTTACGCCGCAGAGGGCACCTATGCTCATGCAGTGGCAGAACTCTGTTTAGTGACGTCACTTAAACATGTGAAATCAATAATTGGTCAACATGTTGTTATTAATGATGTGAAGCAAGAGCAAGCTGTAACAAGCGAAATGGCAGACCACGTCCGGACCTACGTCGATTACGTCCGGGCCATTGGCGGGCAGATGGAGATCGAGCAAAAAGTCTCCTACGAGAAATGGGTTCCTGGCGGTTTTGGAACGGCTGACGTCATTATAACCAGGGGCCGGACCCTGTACGTTATTGATCTGAAATACGGTCAAGGCGTCAAGGTGTACGCGGAGCACAGCCCCCAGGGAATGCTGTACACCCTTGGAGCACTGGACGAACGCTCGGATTTTCAGGAATTCGATAAAATTGTTATCATCATACACCAACCCAGGCTCAACCATGTATCGACATGGGAGACCACACCAGACCATATGTATAAATGGGCTGCTCGGGTCAAGGTGCGAGCGGAGATGTGCCTTGAGCAAAACGCCGAACGTATTCCCGGTGAGAAGCAGTGTCAGTGGTGCAAGGCCAAGCCCACATGCCCCGCTCTTTTGGCCCAGGCCGAGACGGCTCTCATGACCCGGTTCGATGAGATGCAAAACGACACGGTGCTCCCTACGCCTGGTAATTTAACAGATCAAGCATTGAATTCCGTGTTAGAGCACAAGAAGATGATTGAAAAATGGTTGAAGTCGGTTGAAACCCATGTGAAAGAGAGGCTTGAAAAGGGCCAGAACTTCCCTGGATGGAAGATGGTCAACGGCAGATCGACCCGCAAGTGGACCGATGCACTGAAGGCCGAACGGCTGCTCAAGCGGTTGCTCGGCGCGGGCGACGCCTACAAGAAAACCCTATTGACCCCACCAGCAGCGGAGAAGGCGCTGGGAAAGGAGCTGAAACACAGAATAGAGAAGCTGGTTTTCAAAGCGGATGGAGCCCCGGCGCTTGTGCCGGATGATGACAAACGGCCAGCGTTAAAAATGACAACGGTTAAAGATTTTGACGCATTTGGCAAAGAAACCACAAACAAAAAACAACAGGAGAAAAAAGATGAGAATTAATATCCCGAACGCAAGACTGAGTTTTCCCAACCTGTTCAAAACCTCTGTTTTCGGTGGAGTCGATACCGAGAAGTTCGACGCGACCTTCATCCTGGATAAGGACGAACACGCCGATACCATCGAGGAGATTCAAAACGCCATCAAAGCCCTGGCAAAAGACAAGCTCAAGGGTAAAGTCCCCGACGACGACCGAGTCTGCTTGAAAGACGGAGATGAGACCGAACGGAAAGAGCAGCAAGGGTGCTACGTCATTAAGGCCAGCAGCAAGAAGCGCCCGTTCGTACTGGATAGAGACCAAACGCCGCTTGTGGCTGAGGACGACAAGCCGTACGCAGGCTCTTATGTTAACGGAATTATTACACTGTGGGTCCAGAACAACGCCTATGGTAAACGGATAAATGCCTCGCTGGACGGTGTGCAGTTCAGCGCACACGGTGAGCCTTTTGGTCCACCGGCCCTTGGAGCGGACGCCTTTGACGTGTTTGCGACTGAAGAAGAATTCTAGCCTACCCCCGGCCCCCAGGCATCCATTGCTGGGGGCTTTCCTTTTCTGGAGAATACCATGATCGTGCTCGACATCGAAGTTTACAAAGACTATTTTCTCCTGGCGATGAAACAAATGGGTGGGACAAGAGTTGAGTTTTTTGAACTGTACGAAGGCCATGTTCCACGATACCAGGACATACTCAAAATAATGCTCAACCATACCACGGTCAGCTTCAATGGCATATCCTACGATCTTCCGTTGATCAAGGCCATGACCGAGGGCATGGACAACGAGACCCTCAAATCAATATCAGATGAAATCATCACATCAGACCTTCCATCCTGGACCGTCTGCAAGACCAACAACATAATCGTTCCCAAGGAGTGGGACCACATCGATATAATAGCGGTCGCTCCGGGGATCGCATCTTTAAAGGTGTACGGCGGGAGGATCAGGGCGCCTAAAATGCAGGACCTGCCCATTGAACCCAGTGCCAGCATAGCCCCTTCCCAACACGAGCTGATGCGCCAATACTGCGTAAACGATCTCGAAACAACGGAACTCTTATATGACACGCTCACACCACAGATCGAGCTGCGTGAGTCCATGTCCGACCAATACGCCATTGATCTAAGGTCGAAATCAGACCCGCAGATTGCAGAGGCGGTTATTAAAAAGGAACTCACTGCCAAAACAGGGCGCCAGTATTACAAACCGGTGTTTGATGAGAATCTGACCATCCGCTACGACAACCCCGGCATCGTAAAATTCAACAGTCCTGCCCTTAACGAAATATTCCAGGCCGTGCTCGCCCATGAGTTCAAGGTCAAGACGAACGGGCAGTTGGTAGTCCCGGCCGTACTCAACAAGGCCAAGGTGCTTATCGACGGTAGGCAGTACAAAATGGGCGTGGGTGGATTGCACTCCATGGAAAAGAACCAGTTCGTATGGAGCCAGAGCATTCTTGGCGGTGTGCTCTGTGAGTGGGATGTCGCGTCATATTACCCGTCGATCATTATGCAGCAGGAATTGAGTCCGGATAATCTCGGAGAGGAATTCTTGAAGGTCTACCAGGACATGCTGACCCGGCGCCTGGAAGCGAAGGGTTCGGGCGACAAGGTTACGGCCGGCACACTTAAAATTTGCCTTAACGGTTCGTTTGGCAAGCTCGGCTCCCGCTACTCCGCCCTCTACGCCCCGCAGCTTTTGTTGCAGACCACGTTAACCGGGCAGTTCTGCCTTCTCATGCTCATTGAACGCATGGTGGATGCCGGGGTCAGGGTTGTCTCGGCCAACACGGATGGCATAGTGTGCGCTACCAGTAAGCGGGAGGCCCATGTGATGGCCATGGTGGCTGAGAACTGGATGAGGTACACCACCTTTGATCTGGAGCGCACTGACTATGAGCTGATCGCTGCTCGGGATGTCAATTCGTATTTTGCGGTCAAAGCGGACGGTAAGGTGAAAAGGAAAGGGATTTTTAACGTGGACAATCTGATGAAGAACCCGAATCGAAATATCGTCTACACGGCCGTAATTGACTACATAAACGAGGGTGTGGGGATAGCGGATACTATCGAGGGGTGTAAGGACATTCATCAATTTGTCACGGTCAGGAAGGTCACTGGAGGAGCATTGTGGGGCGGGATAGACCTCGGGAAGTCCATCCGGTACTACTCCTCTGTGAGTGCTGCTGATGTCGATCCTTATATAAGGTATAAGCTGAACGGAAACAAGGTGCCCAAGTCCGACGGGTGCAGACCACTGATGGAAATGGGTGGTTTGCCGTCTGATGTGGATTACTGGGCGTATGTTCGAGACGCTGAAAAACTCTTGGGAGAGGTGGGGTATTATGCTTGAAAAAGAAATCGAAAAGGCACTGGTCAAGAAGGTAAAGGCGCTTGGTGGGATTTGTGAAAAATTCACTTCACCTCAAAAGAGGTCAGTGCCGGATAGAATTTGCCTGCTCCCAGGCGGACGTGTGATCTGGGTTGAACTCAAGGCGCCGGGCAAACGGCCGACCAACAACCAGCGTCGGGATCACCTGAAGCGTCGTATGTTGGGTGCGGATGTGCGGGTCATTGACTCATTTGAAATGATAGACGGATTTCCTAATGAATAGATCAGACCTCCACCCATACCAGAACCGGGCCGTCGAGTTCATCCGCGCCAAAAAGAAATGCGGTCTGTTCCTCGACATGGGGCTCGGGAAAACAGTGTCGGCGCTCACAGCCGTATCGGACCTGATCCAGTCCTGCATGATCGAACGGGTGCTCGTAATAGCCCCCTTACGCGTCTGTAACAGCGTGTGGAGCCAGGAAGCCCGGAAATGGGACCATCTGTCACACCTGAAAGTCAACGTAGCCACAGGCCCTGCCTGGAGACGCCGGGAGGCGTTGGACACTCTGGCGGACGTCTGGGTCATCAACCGTGAGAACGTCGTGTGGCTGATCAAGGAGTATCTCAAGGGTGCCTGGCGCTATGATGCGGTGATCATCGATGAAAGTTCGGCGTTCAAGTCGCCGTCGGCCAAGCGGTTTAAGATCCTACGCAAGGCCACGCCGTTGTGCCAGGTCGTTGTGCTGCTCACGGGTACACCCTCGCCTAACGGGATCATGGACCTGTGGAGTCAAATGTACCTTATAGATAGTGGGGAAAGTCTCGGTAGGACCATAACTTCGTACCGGGAGCGGTTCTTTGCGCAGGATTACATGGGCTACAACTGGCTCCCAATTGACGGTTCGCATGGGGCTGTTCAGAAGCTCATTGCGCCCAAGGTGCTATCGATGCAGGCTGAGGACTACATTGACGTGCCTGATCGGATTGACCTTATCGAGAGGGTTGAAATGCCGGCGGATGTAAAATCGGATTACGACGATTTCGAGCAGGATCTGTTTTTACAATTCGATGGGGTGGAGATTGAAGCGTTGTCGGCCGGGGTCCTGGCGGGGAAATTGTTACAATTCGCCAACGGTGCCATCTATGTTGACGAGGATCACAACTGGAAAGAATTACATACAGCGAAGCTGGACGCGCTGGCGGACATCATCTCGGAGAACGCCGGGGAAAACGTACTCTGTGCTTACAATTTCAAACACGATCTTGCCCGGCTGCGGAAGCGGTTTCCTGATGGGGTTGTGCTGGGCACCGATCCCCGGACCATTGAGTCTTGGAACCGTGGGGAAATTAAGCTGATGCTGGCCCATCCTGGGTCGTGCGGTCATGGAATTAATTTACAAGGGGGCGGATCGATGATCGTCTTCTTCTCGCTCAACTGGAACCTTGAGTTCGATCAGCAAATCATCGCACGTTTACACAGGCAGGGGCAGACCCGGCCCGTCCGTGTGGTGCGTATCCTGAGCGCGGGGACCATAGACGAACGGGTGTTACGGGTGCTTGGAGCAAAGGGAGCTGTGCAGAGGGATCTTTTGAAAGCGTTGAGACACACTAAAGGGTAGGTGGCTTATGGAGCTGATTATGAAAGACGAAGACGCAGGTACGGGAACAGGCAAGGGAACAGGCAAGGGAAAGGTGGCGGCGACACTCGCGCCATTGAAGTATTCAAAGGACATAAATATCGCGACCGCTTCCTCACGCAAGGCCGTCCGCTGGAAGAACCAGGCGGTCACCATCCAACAGTTTGTGTCTAAGCTCTCCCGCACCATCCGAACCAACGAGACCATGGAAGAGTACCGCGCCATGCCCAAGAGCGAACAGGACACGATCAAGGATGTGGGGGCCTTCGTCGGGGGCACTTTGAAAGGTGGCCGACGCCGCAAGAAGGATGTTTCCAACCGTTCCTTTATAACTTTAGACCTGGATTATGCTACGAAGGAGACCCTTGGGGCGATCAAATCGGCTCTGGCGGGAGTCTGCTGGACCCTGTACTCGACCCACAAGCACACTGTTAAGCACCCACGCTACCGCCTGCTCGTGTATGGTGACCGGGCCATGGCGGTCGGCGAGTACAAGGCGATATCGCGTAAGGTTGCTGCTTCTGTGGGCATAGAGTGGTTTGACGAGACGTCGCACGATGTTAATCGTCTGTTCTACTGGCCTTCCACGTCGTCGGATGGGGACTATGTGTTTGAGCACAACGACGCTGAATATTTGGGGCTGAATGGGGTGCTGGCGGAGTATGGACCTGATGGGGCGTGGGCGGACGCGCTTTTGTGGCCGCAGTCGTCGCGTGAGACCCGAGTGTTTGACAGGATGGTCAAACGACAGGCCGATCCGTTAGGAAAGAAAGGGGTCGTGGGGTCCTTCTGCCGTGTTGTCCCCTTAAAAGATGCGATTGGGGAATATTTAGGGGACGTTTACAAGGCGGAATCGGGGGACCGGTACACCTTTATAGAAGGGTCGTCGACTGGGGGTCTGGTCCTGTACGATGATCGTTTTGCCTTCTCGAACCACGCTACCGACCCCTGCTGCGGGATCTTGTGCAACGCCTTTGACCTTGTCCGGATACACCGGTTCGGGCACCTGGACGAGGAGGTGCGGGCGGGTGTGTCCACGTTGCGGCTCCCATCGTATACTGAAATGATCTCGTGGGCCAGGGAGGTTGAGGGCGTAAAGGTTGACATGGTTCAGACGGGCATAGAGATTGACGCTACGGCCTTTGACGTCTTTGATGCGCCTGGTGTTGCGGGGTCGCCTTCGGCTGGGTGGGAGGAGCTTTTGCAGCTTACTGAGGGCGGGGCGATGCGGCCGACCGTCTTTAACGCCATGACCATTGTCCAAAACGATGCCCGGCTTTCTGGTCGAATGAGATTTAATGCCTTTTCTGAGATTCTTGAAAGAGAGGATGGGACGCAGTGGGGGGAGGAAGACTACTTGAAGCTTCGCAAATACGTCGGTGGGCGTTACGGGCCTGACTTTTCGGAAAAGAATATGGAACACGCGATTGAAAAGCGTGGGTACGAGAACGCCTACCATCCCGTGCGGGATTTCCTGTGGGGGTTGGAATGGGATGGTGTTGGACGGCTTGCGGGGGTGTTCGTTAACTACTTTGGTTGTGCGGACAACGTCTATGTGCGTGACGCGGCGCTGTGCTGGTTTGTGGCGGCGGTGCGTCGGGTCATGACGCCGGGCTTTAAATTCGATTTCACACCGGTTGTTTCAGGGGACCAGGGCATTGGAAAGAGTTCGTTTTTGAGAGTTTTGGGCTATGAAAAGTGGTACGGGGAGCTTTCCTCATTCGATCCAAAGATAGCCATGGAAGAGATATCAGGCAAATGGCTGGTAGAAATAAACGAGATGGGTGCCACCAATAAACAGGCTCTGGAGACTCAGAAATCCTTCCTGTCTGCTGGTTCCACCCGGACCCGTTTGGCGTATAGGCGTAACGCTAAAAACTATATGAGGCAGTGCGTCTTTCTGGCGACAACGAACCTGCCCGAGTACCTTAAAGACGCTACGGGGAACCGTAGGTGGTGGCCGTTGGAAGCTACTGTGGGGGAGGTTAAAATTGGTCGGTTGGAGAGGGAACGTGACCAGCTATGGGCAGAGGCGATGATGATATGGGCGCAGGGGTTCGATTGTTTCCTATCGAAGGAGGCCATAGAGATAGCCATGGCGAGCCAGGAGGGGGCGCGGGAGGAGGATGAGTGGGAAGGAATGATAGGGGCGTACATCGAACGGGAGGCTTATGTGGACCGATATATGAGTTTAATTGGATCGATTAGTGGGCCTCTCGAACCTCGGGACCGTGTCTGTTTTGCGGAAATATGGGCCGATTGCCTGGAAAGAAAGGGGAAGGCTTGGCCTGCTGACAAGACCAGAGTGCGACAAATCATGAAGAAAATGGAGGAGTGGGAGGCCGTTTCGTTAATACGATTCGGGGTAAGATTCGGTAGGCAAAGAGGGTGGAAAATCAAAAAATGTTAAAAATTGACATAATAGGAAGTTGACAAAAAAAATTGTGAAAAGTCTTGGTTCAAATCTGGTATTTTTAAATGTGTAAGAAACTGACAAGTTGGAAAAAATGTGTCAACACTGTCAACAGGCTGTCAACCGTTCATGGGCAGACCATGTTGACGGAAAAAGTCAATGATTTTGTTAATCTATATTACTTGTCAACAGTGTCAACACTTTTTTTATTTAGTTATAAGGATAATATAAAGTTAATAAAAAGGGGTAAAAAGGAAGAAAAAGATGTTTTTATATTTAACTTTGTTTTCTATATAGTAAGGGGCGAAAAGTGTTGACAGGTTGACAATTGACGTAAAGTATTGAAATAATACTAAAATCGGGGAATTTGGCCGTGTTGACACTGTTGACAAATCGATTTAAGTGGTTGATATTACTTGAGCATCGTTGTTGACACTTTGGATTACTGAAATGTTAATTTTTAACACGTTGATTTTTTGACAAGGAGGGTGAAAAGTGAGTGAAGAATTGCGTAGGGCTCGGGAAGAATTGCGTAGGGCTCGGGATGAGATGGTGGGGGACCACGCGGAATTCCTGGCGGAATTAACGGAACAGCTTGGTCATTTCTTTGAGATTGCCTCAAGTGACATTGAGCGGACCAGTGCGTTTGTCGAATGGTTTGCTGAAAAAACGATAGCCCATGGTTATAAACATGGCCGTGAGGACGCCGAGCGTTAAACAAAAAAAGCCGGTACGCCACTAGGGCGTACCGGCCTTTTGATCTATTTTCCTTTCGCCTTGAGATAATATTCTATGGCTTTTATCATCCAGTCGGTTATCTGGATATTGTCATCCAGGGCGCATTTCTTGCACCTGATGAAGAAGTTTTCGGGTGCCCTTCGTATTGTCATTATCCGGGTGCCGTCTTTTTTTGTCATTTTATCCCTCCTCTTTATCCAAGTACACCGCCAGGACAACACTGAACTGGTAGCCGTGGGTGAGCAGGGGATACGCCAGCGCGCTTCCGTCCAGGCCCTTTTCTTCCATCGCGTCCAGGATGGATTCGTGGACCTGACCGAGCGAGGTGTTTCCGGGGAAGTCGGAAAATTCTGAAAATTCACCCTCCCAGAGCAGTTGTTTACCCGGCATGGCGTTGATCCTGATCCAGTCTCCCGTGTCCTCATCTTCCAGGTCTCGGAGGATATCATTCAGAGAGACCGGTGACATCAACTCCAGGGCACACTTCTGGCAGTACATAACATCGTCCACCATGGTGTAAAGGACATCCAAGGAGTGATTGGTGACAAAGGTTTCGTCGCATCCCTCGCAGTAAAAGGTATCTTCCATCCCGTATCCCTGATCGTCGCATTCTTCGCAGATGTGACAGATTGCGTAGGCGCCTTCGACGTCCCGGACTCCGTCGGCGGGGTTGTAAATGGGGATCATCCTGGTAGCGGGTTTGTCGCAGTAATCACAGATGATCACGTCCTTTTCGTTGGCCTTGGCCCAGGAGGCGTCGTTTTCGATCTTCGCCGCCTGATCATTTATCGCGTTGTAATGTAAGTCCACTTCTTCCTGGTTCATTCTTTGCATGGTATCTGGTGAATACATTTCGTTCCTCCTTTTGAGGTGGCCCGCCTCCTCATTTCAAGCGGCCATCGCTGTGACCTAAAGAGGAGACGGGCTTAGGCACTCAGGAGTCCCGGCATCATGCCGAGCAGACCTCCCTGCACCCTCTGAGGTTGTTTCTAGTCGCCTTCCCATTCATCGATTGGTGTGAAACCTTCCATCACTCCCATGAAATCGGTGCTGTAAACGATCTCCTGGCCGATAATCTTAAATTCGAGGTCTCCTGAGCCCTCTGTGGCACCAAAAGCCGAAGCTAAGGCCCGGACCCCCATTCCTGATCCGATGTGGACTAGTGACCCATCCTCGAAGCTCAGGGACCATAGTCCTGACATGGGATGACCTGCTATTCCACTGATGACGCCGCGCTGAAATTCCATTTCCTCTTCCATTATTCCCCCTCCTTTTGGTTGTCCTGGTCGATCTGAAACCATGATCGCCATTGAGATACGGTTGCATTTCTACAATCGTAAAACGTGTAGAAAGTCCTGTGGTTGGCGTGGACCAAGTCCCCGTTTATTTTGCAAAGTGTGCCAAACCAGAGTTCAAACATTTTATCCCCTTTCCCTGTGGGAATACACTTTGTCCCGGCATTCGGCCGAGCACACGATCAGGGCGCGGTGCCCTTCGGATTGGAATATGAGGTTTGTGTCTTTTCCGCACTGTTTGCACTTTACAACGCGGTCAAAATAACCTCTTACTCCGGCCAGGTAATCCGGGTGCGTCATGTCTTTTAGCTTTTGCGTCATAAATCTCCTCCTTTGCGTCATGGTTTGCATTAAAATCGTCCATCTCTGATCCTGGTGGACCTCCGAGCCTCCAGGAGCAGGATTGATGATCTTAACCGAGTGCTTGTATGGCTTCGACGTAACCCTTTGCGATCTTTGTCAATTTTGGCGTCTTGGCCGCGATATTGATCAGACTATCGTTGCGGCAGAGCCTGGTCCCGGCGCCGTGCCAGGTGTAAACGGTGTCGCCGTTGAGCTTTTCCTCTTCCTTGTACATATCAATAAATTCATTAAATTTCGACGGGGGCACCGCGCCTTCTTTCATAGCATCGTAGGTGATCAGTTTCATGTAGCTCTTATTCAGAGGCGTTTCTTTCAAAGATTCCTGCCAGCGAGCCATTCGGGAAACACGGTCAATTGCGCTTGCCACGGCCCTGTCGGCCATTTCGTAGAGCTCTTCCAGGCTGAGACCTGAAGTGTGCTTCCTGAAGGTCAAATAGTCCCCTGAGAAGCACATATTCGAGCAGACCATCACACGGGTTCCGGCGGTCATCCCGATTGCCATTGCCTTGCTGATGGAATTGCGTACCCCGAGCTGAAATTCCGTGCCCTGGACAACGGGAAAAGAGCCGCCGTTGTCGATGGTCAAAGTAGTGAAAAGGTTGTTACCATTTTTGGTCATCCCGTACTCTTCGGACTTGACCGCCAGATCGTTATTCCGGATCGCCGCGAAGGTCGCCCGGAGCACATCTCCGTGAGCGATCGGGTGCCAGGAATCTGTAAATTCCGGTGCCGATACTGCCATAACTTCATCTCTATTTACCTGTAATGATCTCATTTGATTCTCCTTGTTTTGGGGTTTACTCATTATCGTTTACATGTTGTCCGCAACTGGAGCACAACCATAATTCTTCCCCAGTTTCTTCCTTGTAATAACAGTCTAGGTCGTGTGATTCTTTACACCTATCGCATACACCTTCCATGATAAATCCTCCTTTTGTTTTGATGTTTAGGTTCTCATCTCTACCCGGCTTTTGGTATCTTGCCGAGCAGAAATTAAAATCTAAGCTAAGTCCACAAGATGAAGTGTGTTTTCCGTAAGGTAGTCATTGTTATACGGGCCGTATTTGAGCGGGACCTGGATTCTGTCCCGGTCCCTTTTCCATCGTTTGACCTTCCCATTTACCCGCCAGCGTTGAGGCGTCCCGTCCGCGTTTTTGTTTTCATGATGGTGTAGAATGTCGCCGCGTTGTAATGATTTTGCCTGATCCAATGTGATAGCCATTTTACTTCCTCCCGTTTTCATATTTTATCCATGCCAGAACCAGCGCCAGGAGCGCCGGGGCCTTATCCTTTATTTGAGCAATGACTTCCTGATCGTGTGTCAAGGGCTTATCCTCCATACCAGTATTTTTTGGGGAGAATAAACGCCTTGATTGTGAAACCGTCATACGCAAAGAAGTATTCTTTCAGCAGGTAATCCCGTTCAATTTTGTCCTTTGCATAATCACAATGTTCCCACTCCCTATCCGAGTAGTGGCGACACAGAAGCTGATATTTGTATCCCTGTTCTGGTTCCAATGCTTTCGGGTTTGACATGATTAGTCCTCCTTTTTAATGTGCGTCGATCAGTTCTGTTTCGACATCGTATATGCCATCTTCATCCAAAAATTCCTGAGCGTATTCTTTAATGGACCTGTCCAAACTGTAATCGTCATCAATAATGTGGACTGAGTCGTCGATTATGTCACCTTCATGATCAATAAATTTCACGCGGTATTCCTTTTCCATGATGCCCTCCTATTAGAATGATTTACAAACACATCCCAACGGACCGGTGAAAATGATCCGTTAGAATTCACCTATAAATCGAGCGGATGTCTCCGCACTACATTTCCTGACTTGGCATCCCGCGTCAGGTCCAATCGGTGCCGGTTCGGCTCAGTTTCTGAATTCTCCCTTGAGGTCAGAACGCTGGGGACTTTCTTGTCCCTATTGGGGCCACCCTATTTTTGTTGGTGGGCGTTGATCCCGGCTAACCTTCCGTGAATCAACCTGTTTTGAACTTGGTTTAAAACTAGTAACATCTTCAACAAATGTCAAGCGTTTTATGCAATTAAAATGAAAGTATTTTGGATTTCTAATGATATCAACAACTTAGAGGACGTCGAGGATGCTCCAGGATCGACGATCTCGGGTCAAGGCATAGCTAGGTATGGACTTTTCCGGTGTTTTTGGCCAAATGGTTTGGATATTGTGGTCCTGGCGCCTTGGTCCTTGACTTATATAGGAGTGAAGAAAAAGCTTGACAAGGTTTCTGTGGCGTGATAACCGTGAGAGGACCAATCAATTTAATTGATGGATCAGTCAACCCATAAGGTGAGCTTATGAATGAAGTAGCGACACTTCCCCTCCAGCAAGATCCGACCAGTGGCAAATTCCTTCCGGGACATTGCCTATCATCAAAAAATGCGTTTTATACTGATCCTGCCATCATGGAAGCTGGGATAGATGACTACTTTTCCATCTGTGAAGGGAAGGAGAATCCGCCCCATGTTACTGGTATGGCTCTACATTTAGGTTTTACTGGACGCCAGGCTTTATTCAATTATATGCAGAGACCTGGTAGAAATCCATTCCTTGACGTAATAAAAAGAGCGAAGGCCCGAATTGAAGATCACCGCATGACTTCCATGCTCACAAATAGGAATAATGTGATAGCGGGCATATTCGATTTAAAGAACAATCACAACTACATAGATAAACAGGTCTCCGAGAACCATACGCGAGTCGAACAGGTAATTGCTCCCGAGGACCGCGAAGCTCTTAAGGACTTGGCTCTTAAGATGATTGAAGCTCAAGAGGATGAAGCACTGCTCATAGAGCCACTCGACACATGGGAGATGGCATAGAGCGGCAAACCATGAGGTGTCGCCAATATTCAATGGTAGCCTAATTGGGTAAGACTATGTTCATCAATGTGACACACACGGTTAAGCATCATACAACAATAGGACACTTAACCATACCTTATGAGATGGGCGTGGTGGTCATTGTACCCCATGTAAGTGGTTGATATGATTGCAACGTCTGATAAAGAATATTATGATGCCTTGTCTCATACGAATGAAGGGGGGCGTACCGGTGCCCCACGAGCGATCTGGCGCGAGCGCGGGGTGCATGTATATATACCCCCACCGTCTCAAAAATTCCGGAATCACAACAACCGGGCGTTTTGAAGTTTTTAAATATTTTTTTTCTAAAAATCCCGGATTTTGAACTTTTAGCGTTTCCAAATATTTTTTTCTAAAAACAAAAAGGGGACTGATGGGCATCATAAGCTGGTTCAAGAATATTTTCAAAAAAGAACCCTTAAATGAAGCCCCAAGTCCCTCCACCTATACGGAGCCTGCTCCAGTTCAGAGTAGGGTTCCAAGCACCTTTGACTGGCAGCGGAAGGTCGTAATCTTGAGCGTGGCCCCTAACTCTTATAAGGAGTGGTTCACGGTCGAGGATCTGTACCAGGCGTTCAAAGAGAGGACGGAGGCGGAAGGGTAAATGGCCCAACAGTCAGCCATGGTCAGGGAAGTAGCGCAATCAGGGGATTTGTCTGCCCTGTTTAACGCGGATGCGCTGGCATGGGCGGTTCTGGGCAAGGTCAAACTCCAAAGCGGAAAGACCTTCCAGACGATCGGGCATGAGTACCAGCGGGCCATTATGCAGTGTGACCACCCGAACCAGTGCGCGAAGAAAGGCGCCCAGGTGGGCATCACGGAAATTAATGTGTTAAAGACGATCCACGGTCATATCTACGGACGGTACCCGACCGGCACTCTCTACCTTTTCCCCACCTGGAACGACGTAAGCGATTTCTCAAAGGCTCGATTTAACCCACTTATTTATGATAACCCCCAGATAGCCAGCCATGTCAAGACCATCTCCTCGGGCGGGAAGACGATGGAAGCCGCGACCATTAAGAAGATCGGAAACGGTGTGCTATATCTAAGGTCTGCCAGGCAAACGGCGAAGATCGAGGGACTGAAGGCTGATTCCTCATCCCTCAAATCCATCCCGGTGGATCGGATCGTGTTCGATGAGCGCGACGTGATGTCAGATTCTATGGTGGATCTGGCCAAGGAACGTATCTCACACTCCGAAGTGGGGGAGGTGTTCCAGCTTTCGACCCCGTCAATCCCGGACTACGGGATAGATTTAGCGTACCAGAATAGTGATCAGAGGGTGTGGGAGCTGCGGTGCAATCACTGTAACGCCTATACTTGTTTAGAATTGGAGTTCCCCGATTGCCTGAAGACCAGACAAGATGAGACGGTTTACAGGGCCTGCAAGAAATGTGGAAAGGAGATACACCCGAAAGACGGCCGGTGGACGGCTCAAAGGCCGGAAGAGACGGATCTGGTCGGGTGGTGGATAAGCCAGTTGAATTCAATGTACGTTTCCCCAAAGAATATTCTTGAACAATTCCAGAACCCTAAGACCAACCTCCAGGAGTTTTACAACTCGAAGCTGGGGATGGCTTACATCGCGGCGGAGAACCGGTTGACGAAGAACGATGTGCGGGCCTGCTGCGGGAATGATGTGATGTCGGTCAGGAGCGAAGGACCGACCTCGATGGGGGCGGACATTGGTAAGCACATTCATGTGGTGATCGGTAACCGGCAGAGCGCGGGTAAGCAGTTGAAGATCATCAAGGTCGCTACTGTCTCATCATTTAATGATCTGCACGACCTGGCCTCAAGATTTGGGGTTAAATGCGCGGTCTTGGATCTGTATCCGGAGACCCGGAAAGTGAGGGAGTTCGCTGAGGCGGCAAGGTATCCCGTGTTCGGCTGCGATTACCAGGAGCGGCAGAAGGGTGCGTTCGCGTGGGATGAGCGGAACAAGGTGGTGACGTGCAACCGGACGGAAGTGTGCGACGCGACCCACGAGCTGGTGGTGAACAAAGGGCGGTTGGAGCTCCCAAGAAGGTCGGATGAGTTAGATAACTACATCAAGCACATGACGGGAATCGTTAAGGTGCTGCAAGAGGACGACATGACGGGCTCACGGGTGTACCGGTACAGAAGGATATCGGACGATCACTACCGCCATGCGACGAACTATTTCTACTTAGCTTCAACCAGGATAAGGGATGCCCGCAAGGGTGGGTTCAGGTCCACCCAGAGGGAATCTTTTAAATATCCATACGCACCGGGGTAAGGAAAACAAATGGCAGAGATACGAACAATAGGGCCGAGGTTCATATCCAACCAGAAGTTGGACGAGTATGAGGCCGAGGACGCTGAAAAGACTGCGGACGAGATTCAAGCCGATCCGTTCATCACGTCTCTTGGTGGTCACATCCGGAGCTGCTGGCAGGAAGCGCGGGATAATAAGGATGAGTACCTCACCGACCGACTCCTAAAGAGCCTCCGGCTGAGAAAGGGTGAGTACAGTCCCAGTGAGAAGGCAGCAATCGATCAGATTCAAGGGGATAGCGGTCTGTTTGATCAGCTTGTCTCTGTCAAGTGCCGTGCTGCCGAAGCCTGGTTGAATGATATTCTGCTGCCGCCGGGTGAAAAGCCGTGGGGGGTCAGCACGACGCCCAATCCTCAACTGGCACCCCCAGAAATGCAGAAGCTGATTGTGGAGCTACAGGCCGAGTACGAGCGGATGTTGTTTGCCCAGAGGCAGATAACCGACCCGAACGACCCCAACGCCGTCAAGGAAGCGGAGCGGAGGATCGAGCGGGAGCTGGCTAAGTTCAGGGACGAGCTGCTGAAGGACATAAGGGAGAAGGGCGACCAGGACACCGAAGCCCTGGAGACTGATATCAATGATGGGTTGGTAGAGGGTGGTTGGTACAAGGCGATCAAGGACGTGATCCCGGACATCGTTACGTTCCCGACGGGGTTCGTTAAAGGGCCGGTGGTGAGGATGAAGAAGACTCTCAACTGGGGGCCTGAAGGGCAACCGGTTGTCGAAACCCTCCCGACAAGGGAGTACGACCGGGTTAGCCCGTTTGATATTTATCCATCACCTACCGCCAAAACGCTCCAGGACAGTTACCTGATCCAGAAGCACCGGTTTGAAAGAAAAGACCTGAACAACTTGATCGGGGTGGACGGTTACGATGAGTTGGCGATCCGAAAGGTGCTGATAGAGCACGGCGAGGGTGGGCTCAGGGAGTGGTTGCATGAAGACGATGAGCGTTCCGAGCTTGAGGACAGGCCGGACGATGATATCTCGTCGAGCGACAACACCATTGACTGCCTGGAGTTCTGGGGGAGCGTACAGGGCCAGAAGCTGATGGAGTGGGGCCTCGAAGAGATTGAGGACGCTGAGATTGATTACGACATAGATGCCTTCATGATCGGCAGCACGGTGATTGGCGCCAGGTTGAACCCGGACCCGTTGGGCAAGAAGCCTTATTTCTCGGCATCTTTTACGAAAGTCACTGATTCTATTTGGGGGACGGGTGTTCCTGAGATACTGGAACCGAAGTTGAAGGTGGTAAACGGTTGTTTGCAGTCCATTGTCAGAAACATGAGTATGGCGTCCGGGCCGATGGTTGGGCTTGACATGAGTCAACTTGATCCGTCGAACAATCCTGATGAGATATATCCTTTAAAGGTGTGGCAATTTGACGGATCGCCGGGGAGCTCCGGGTTTCCGATCACGTTTTTCCAACCGGACCCCATCATCGACGTTCTTTTGAAGCTTTACGACTACTTTTACAAGCAGGCTGGGGAAGATCCCGGTATTCCGAACTATATGTACGGCGCGGCTGACCAGGGTGGGGCGGCAAAAACCGCTTCCGGTCTCAGTATGCTGATGAACGCCTCGGCGAAAGTCCTGAAAACGGTTGCGGGGAACATTGACGAAGGGATTATTAAGCCGTCTGTGGAAGGGTACTGGCAGCACATCATGCTGAATGAGCCGGAAAAGGCCACCGGGGACATTAAGATCGTCCCGAGAGCGTCGGAATACCTTGTAATGATGGAGCAGCTCCAGATCAGGCGACAGGAGTTCCTGCAAACGACCGCCAACCAGTTTGATTTTCAGATTATGGGGCTTGAAGGGCGGGCCGAAGTGCTGAGAGAAACCCTTAAATCCCTGAAAATAAGGCCCGATAAGGTGGTTCCAAGCGGAGATTCCTTCCGGCCGAACATAAGCGAGCAGGAACTCATGATGTACGCCCAGAACTTGTCACAAATGTTCCATGTGCCCCCCGAGCAGATCCTGGCTATTGCAAAAGGTGGGGCGCCGGGTGGTCAGGCGCATGGCGGAGCGACACCGGTTGATGTTGCGGGGACGCCGCAGGGGGGTCAGCAATGAAAAACATGATGCCTGAGTACGTTGATGAGCTGAAGCGCTACGACATTGACATGCTGGAGCACAATCTTGACCGTAACGCGAAGGATTACACTGCCAGCGACCCCAAGGAAGCGTTTAGTATTGTTCGGCATCTGCTTGACAAGACCTTGAAGCGGACCGGGGTGGACATATCTAAAGACAGCTCTGAAGAGGCTGTTGACGCGCTTCTGGAGAAAACCAACGTGCGGGTCGAACACCGGTCTAATTATCAAGAGGACGATGCCTGGCGCAATGGGATCTATGTATATAAAGGAATGGACCTGGCCGGGTTTATCTCGGAACCGCTTATTAAGAGGCCCGGTGTGTTTGAACCAGGGAAACCCCCGTATGTTGTGGTGAGGGCGGCGTTGCAATGATTCGATACCCTATAGATAAAGACCGGAAGATCAGGATTTTAGAATCGCTGGCTAACCTTGAACACAACGAAGCGTTCAAGGTTGTGATTGATTGGCTGGTAGACGAAGCGGGGAGAATCGCCAAAGATAACAATTCCCTAAAGGAAGAAACGATGCTGCGATGGAGCCAAGGTCACTTCCAGCTTTTGGACGATTTATTGGGAAAGGTTGTTACAGCCAGGACGACATTAGAGAAACTGCGGAACCAGTCTCCGCCGAAAGGCCGCGCATAGGGCGCAGAGACTGACCGCTTCTATTATAAAGGAGTAATATCATGGCATGGAGAGAGAACGCAGTTATTACGAAATTGACAGTTGAAGAGCTGACGATGGGCGGAACCAGAGCCAACGGCGTATCGTTAGCGGGCACCCCTACCGGGAGTCAACTTTCTATTACCGGAACGTGGGGCACTGGGTTTAGTAACGCGGGCATATACATTTCCAGGACTATAGCTTCTCAGGCCGCTACATCTTGTATCGAGCGACGGGATATTACCGCTACGATTACTGGCGGGAACTACCTGATGGGATCGTACAATACCTATGTAACCGGTGCGTCGTTTGGGGCTACTGGTTTCCTGATTGGTGAATACATCCGGATCGACTGTGCTCATCTGGTCCAGGATAGTTACGCCATTTGGGGCAAGTGTGCTATTTCGGGCGCACAGCCTGGTGACACTTCGAACCAGCATGTGGGTGTGTTTGGCTCTATGACGATTGACGGCGTAGCTTGTGCGCTTGCGGATACTGGTGGTTGCTACGCGGTGCTTGGAGTAGCCTCTATCGCCACAGGCGGTACCCTGGATCAGCCACTTTACGCCGGGTACTTTGATGCTGGCAGCGTTGACAATATTGCTGGAACGGTGTCTTGCGTCAGGACGATCATGCGGAACTACTGTGATCATGGACTTGACGTTCATTGCTATACCAACAACAATGAAGCTGGGCTGCGGTTCATGCCAACCGATGCGGCCAGGTTGTCGAGTGGTATCAAGTTCTACGCTTCGGCCGTTGGTGGTCAGGGATACATTCACCACGCGATGGAGTTTGTCGCTGGTGATATGAAGGACGGGGCTTATGCAACGGCTGTGGCAATCACTGATGCCGATGATGCAGATGGCGTTATTAAGATTGATGTCGCTGGAACTCATTACTATGTGCCGTTCTATGATGCAAGTGTGATTGACAAAGAATGGGCTGACCAATAGGAGGTAGCTAATGGCCACGAAGAAAACACCCAAAAAAGATGTTAAAAAGGACAAGAACGAAAAGGGACAGTTTCCTAATAAGTCTGTGGAGCCGAAGGGAATTGCTTAGGTGACCTTATGGAACTGACAAATGACGATGTACCTGCAAAGGTACAGTATCTCGGCAATGAGATCTTTGAGCTGCCCAGTGAGAAAAGGCTGATGATTAAGCGTACTGGTGGGGCCGACATTTTAAGTGCGAAAGTGTCGGTCGGTAAGACCTGGGAAGTTCGGTTGCATATCGAGATAATTGAAACTGACGCATGAAAAACATCCTGAGATAGGGGAAACCCGAAAAGCCAAACCATCCCGGCTGGCCTTCTCAGGATTTACCGCCGGGAGCCGGGAGAGTGTTATGAAATTAGACGTGTTGGAGAGAATATCGGTTATCGGCTTGCTCCCTGAAAAGGGATCTTTTACAAACCTCAAACTTGTCAGAGTCGCACGAGAATCGTTGTCGTTTACGGAAGAAGAGTCAAAGCTTTTGGATTTTCAAGAAGAAGACGGAATCACCCGATGGCAGGACGGGGTTGTTGCGGAAAAAGATATCAAGCTCGGAGAAATTGTGACCGAAATTATCAAGAAGAGTCTGAAAGAGCTGGATCAAAAAGAAGAACTGCTTCCACAGCAGGTTGAACTTTATGAAAAGTTTATGATTTAACTACACCTGAACCCCCACTCCTTTATATAAGGAGTGGGATCAGGCCAACCAAAAACCGGAATCCCGCCACAGGCGGCTCCAAGGAGGCGTGATGGGAATACCAGCGCAAGTTTTACAGCAGGAAGAGGAAGCGGAAAAGTTGATGGGGAATCCTGACCCTGAAGAGCAGGAAGCCGAAGAATCGGAAGAGGTGACCGATGAAGATCCTGAACAACAGGAAGAATTAGCTCCCCAGGAAGAGATTACAGCGGAAGAACAAGAGGAAGACACACAAGACCGGGCGTACTGGGAACAGCGTTTTAAGGTGATGGAAGGGAAGTTTAAGTCAGAAGTCCCCCGATTGAGTGATCAAATCCGGGATTTGACTAATCAAAATGACAAACTGACCAACCTCATTGCGACAATGACCCCGACAGAACAAAAGCCCGAGATGACAGGAGGGACGTATCTGACAGCCGAGGAGCTTGAAACGCTCGAAGAAGAGGGTTTTGATAAGTCTACGATGGATCTCATTGGAAGCATGGCCGAAAGGGTAGCTGACAAACGACTATCTCAGTATGGCCAGAAAGTTGATGCGCTTACCAATGACGTCGAGGCGTCCTCAAAGGACAGGTTTTTTTCCGAACTTGAGGGTAAGGTTTCGGATTGGAGGGCCGTTAATGAAGATAATCGATTCATTGAATGGCTTTCCGAAGCTGACGGATACAGTGGTAGCACGAAGCAACAGTCCCTTGATAGAGCGTATGCCAACATGGATGCTGCCAGCGTAGCGGCGATATTTAACGCCTATAAAACGCCTTCGGCGCCCCCGGTTGGCGGTCTTGAGAAGCAAGTGGCCCCTGGAAAGGGTGCCGCAGCTAAAACGCCGGTTTCGCAGAATAAGAGCTGGTCTAAAAAGGAAATAACCAAGTTCTATGCTGACCAGATTAAAGGGAAGTACAGCGAAAAGAAGGCGAATCAACTTGAAAAAGACATCTTCCTTGCTCAAAAAGAAGGGAGAATAACACCATGACAGAGGAGAAAATATCATGGCATATCCAGTTGCAGCGGGAGTAACCACGCATAGTGGAACTTACACCCCGGAAATATGGTCAGGCAAATGCTTGGTCAAGTTCTACAAAAGCACTGTATTCGGCGCGATTGCTAATACAGATTATGAGGGTAAGTAACATTGCTCTCACTAAACACAGTGAATTGCTGGGACACCCCAAAGCCTGATGTTGCTACAACGTGGCCGGTAACGGCGGGCGTGACAGCTCAAAAAATACTCAGGATGAAACAACGGGCAATCAGCAGCCAAGCCTCCAGGAAACTGGTGGAAGGTTCAGAGATTAGGGAAAGTAATCTAAGTCGTAAAGATATGAAGAAATCCCCACGAGCGCTGTGCTTCCCTGAATATAAACAGGGAATGAAGATATAATCCGGTCTGTATGGAAACATGCAGGAGCCTCAGATAAAGAACTGAGGACGTAAACAAAACGGAACTGAAATCCAAGGGGGACACTGTCCAGATCCGGACCATCCCCGACATCACGATCAATGACTATGTGATTGATCAGAACCTGACCTACGAACGTCCGACCCCTGGAATCGTTGATCTGCTCATTGACAAAGGCAAGTATTACGCCATGAGCATCAACGATGTTGAGAAACTCCAGTCGGATTTGCCGTATGTTGATAAATGGACGACTGATGCGGGCCAACAGCTTGCCATCGCCATTGACAGCGATATTCTGTCGAATGTTTATTCCAATGCTGCTGCCGCCAATCAGGGAATCACGGCTGGCGCGGACAGTGGTGACATTGACCTCGGCGCGACGGGTGCTCCCGAAGCCGTTGATAAAACCAACATCCTGGATTACATCGTGGATATGGGAACGGTTCTTGACGAACAGAGCGTTCCTGATAATGCCAGATGGGTTGTGTTTCCCCCGATTTTCTGCGGCATGATCAAAATGAGTGATCTGAAGGACGCGAGTCTGGCCGGGGATGGGACCAGTATTCTCCGTAACGGCCGGGTTGGGATGATTGATACTTTCGAGATTTACAAATCTCGTCAGATTGATACCACAGTTGATGGGGCGGATACCGTCCACAACATCATCGCCGGTCATCCTTCCGCAATCACCTTTGCGAGTCAGTTGACCAAAACCGAAACCCTGAAGAACCCGAATGACTTTGGGGACCTGATGAGAGGTCTTCAGGTTTATGGTTACGAAGTGATCAAACCGGAAGCATTGGTTTGGTTTTATGCCAAGAAAGCGTAAAGGAGGAATGACATGGGAACCTATGATTATGCGATAGGGAATACTACGCCAAAGTGGGATGACCACGGAGGGTTGATCAGGATTCAGCAGGTTATGAACTCTGCGGCCATCATCGCGTCAAATGCGACGCTTACTGCTGCGGCACAGATTACCGCAAATGACATCATCCAATGTATCAACGTGCCTGCGGGCTTTGTTATTCTGAGCGTTGGCATAAATGTTACCACGGCGGGGACTGCTGGCAGCACCATTGACATTGGCCTTGCGGGTGGCAGCGAGGTTGTTGCTGCCAAGGATGTTGTGACAACCGGTTATTCCGTTATTGAGAAGGACGCAACCTGGGGTTGGGACAACACCTCAAAGTTGTTTACTGCGGCTGATACCATTGATGTGCAGTACCTTCAGACTGAAACGGTCGGCCAGTTCACTCTTACGGTGGTTGGTTATCAACTGTAAACCTTTTAAACTGAGTCGGGGAGACGTATTTCCCCGGCTTTCCGGGAAATAAAATGCAAAAAGGGATCGTTCTTCATAAGGGTCAAAGGTATCTTCAGAGAGCAAGAGACGGGTACGTTTATGTGTATTCTGAGGCATTGGCGAGGCAGAAGCAGATGGTTGAGATTTTTCCATTCAAGGAAGATCCGCCAATAGAACTTGTTGAGCTTGAACGTGAAAACGATGGCCTTGAAGAGAAACTCGACCTTATGACGAAACGTCAAATCAATACTTATGCAAGGCTTGAGAAATCTGATAAAGAACTTCGGCTTACAGGGAAGCCCGACATGGTGGCCCAAGCCCTTGATAAGCTGACCTGGAGGTAATTATGCCAACGATATTGGGTTCAGCGGTCTTAGACCGTGCCGGTATTATTTTACAGGATACAACGAACATCCGGTGGCCGACTGCCGAACTTCTTGGTTGGCTTAATGACGGACAACGCGAAATTGTTTTGCGAAAACCTGACGCTTATACGAAATCAGAAGCTATCGCCCTTACCGCATCCGAAACAAAGCAGTCTATCCCGGCAGCAGGCATCCAACTAATTGATGTTGTCAGGAACATGGGAACAACTGGGACTACCCCTGGTAGAGCGGTAACTAGAACTGAGAGATACATCCTTGACAGCCAAAGGCCAGATTGGAATACGGAAACAGGGTCGGCAACGGTCAAGCATTACATGTTCGATGAGCGAAACCCGAAGTATTTTTATGTGTACCCACCACAAGCGGCAACGCCAGGATATGTAGAGGCCGTGTATTCATCTGCCCCGGCAGAGCTTGCGACTGCTGCCGCTACGCTTACCCTGGATGACGTTTATTCTTCTGCCCTCTTGGACTATGTCCTGTACCGGGCTTATAGCAAGGACTCTGATATCGCTCCAAACGCACCACAAAGAGCGGTCGGTCATTACGAGGCTTTCTTGAAGTCGCTTGGAGCTCAAGAGGCGGCTGAATCTATGTATGATCCTAATATGCCAAAACCGAGCGAGGCACCTGGCGTTCATAGGGGTTAAGTCATGAATGTTTCAATAGACAGGTTTGTCGATAATGTGAGAGCGGATGTTCCGGGCTGTCCTGATCCGGCCATCGAAAACGCTGTCAGGGACGCTATCGTAGAGTTTTGCCACAAGACGTGGATACTTCAGCGGGAATTTGTTTACAATTCAACCGTTATAGACGCTTACGATGAACTTTCGGACGCTCCGTACCTTGAATTTGATGGGGTTCGTCCGATCGTTCCGGATGTTGCAATGCGCCCGGTTGTTGTCCTCGGTGTGTTTGTAACCAAAGCTGAAGATGAAGACTACGTTCCGTTGACACTTATGGATAAGCGGCATACGGCCAACAGGCCGTATGCTTATTGGGAATCCCAGACCACCACAGGTTTGCCCACTAATTATTTCGCGGTAGCGACCGATGCTATCAGGGTGTACCCGGTCCCTTCCATTGATTATTATCTCATTCTAAGGGCCGCATTTAAGCCAAAACCGTTAGCGACGGAGTTTGATGAAAACCTTTACGACGATTGGCTTGAGGAAATATCGAGCGGCACTAAGGGTAGGTTGTTTGAAATGCCGAGCAAACCGTGGACGGATTACACCGTGGCAGCTTATGAAAAAATTAAGTTCAAGACTGGGATTGGAAGGGCGAGAATAATGGTTAATAACGCGTTTGGTAATCCGGGTTTATCGGCAATAACAAGAAGTTTTACTTTATCGAGGTGATGATATGACACTTGTAGCGGGTTCTGAAATAGCTGCTGACACAATCGTTATGCGTCAATTAAAGGGGTCTCCGCTCAGTACCGCTGATTTTGATTGGGATCTTGAAACACTTATGGACGGAATTAATACTAACGAAACTGGTGTGACGGCGCTAGGCATTACCGTTGCTGCTATGGTCGCCATTGTTTCCGCATTAGGTGGCGCTACGTCCTACACCATGACTGCCGGACAAACTGCCTTAACGGTGGGAGTGGAATTGACAACATCGTTCCTGGAGGTGGTTTTTTTAAGTGCCACAGGCGCCGAGGAGTTACAGCACATAAACGGCTCGAATAGCGGTGACATTAAAATCTTCATAATGGTAAACGATAATGTCACGGTAGTACGGAACGATTCTTACATAAAAACGAAAAATCCTTTGTTGAATCCGAATTTTGACATGGACACCGGGGATGTAATTGGCCTTGTTAACAATGGTGGTGTTTCTGGTACGGCCACTAATGGGACATGGGTTGAACTGTTCAGAGGGCTTCAGGTGTAATAATTATGCCGTCTATAAAGATATCCGATTTTAAGGGAAAATCTCCAAGGGTTTCAGAGAAGCTATTGCCGGGCGATTTTGCTCAAACGGCCAATAATTGTGGTCTTTTGAGAGGGAAAATAAGCGCCGTCAAAGACTTTGAGTCAGAAGTCGAAACTGGTAATCTGATAACGGCGCCCGTCACGATTTACAAGTTTGAAGACGATTGGCTCAGTTGGGACACAGACACGGATATCGTCAGATCACCGCTGGGGACAACCACTCCAAGGATTTATATGTCCAATGGGTTGGCGTACCCGAAACAGTCCAGTTCCAGGATGACAACTTTACTGGGTGCGTATTTCACCATCAACGCTCCAACTAACGCGGCACCTGGTACAGATTTCCAAACTGAGTTCTATGTGTATATAACCGTCGGCGGTGCTGGTCCTGTCCCTCCCGTTGACGCTGGAAAGACTACGATAACCGCAGCTATTCTTGTTGGGGACACTGACGCGCAAGCCGCCACAAAGATCGCTGCTGCTATCCAGGCGAATGGGCTTTTTGTTACGGCCACAGCGGTGGGTTCGGTAATAACCATTACCAATGCAAATATCGGAAACTGCGTCCCGCCTATCTCGAACGATTGTGGTTTCACGGCTTCGACAACCACGCTTGGCGCCCTGGCAGTCGCTCAGATCACAACCATTGATGTGAACGCTGGACCTGATCCGACTTCCGGGGCTGGATACCCAAGGCTTACCTGGCGGTTGGGGGTTCCTGCGCCGGACGAAGCGCTAGCGTTAACACTCGCTGGTGAGGGTGACGGATACCCAATTAAATCAGTGAACTGGGTTTATACCTATGTCACGGCATGGGGAGAGGAGTCAAAGCCGTCCCCTGCCACAGAAACGGTCGATATCGAGGGCACAGCGCAGAAAACCAACGTGACTTGCGAAGCACCGGACATGCTTGAGCTGACAGCAGGCGGGGCAGGTAAATACTTTACTTTCACTACCACAGCAGCCACATATGATTGCTGGTACACTATTGACGGGCACGGAGTTGTGCCGCCCGCTGCTGCTGGAACACCCATTAAGGTAGAATTGCTCGGGCTTGATAACCCGGACAATATCGCGGATAAAATAGCAGCCGCCATAACTGCGGTACCCGGCATCCTTTGTTCGGCAACGGCTGAAGGAAAACTAATTACCATCACCAATGGCGTGGTCGGAAATGTTGCTGATACTGTAGATGTTGATACCGGTTTTCCCGTAATTGTAACGCAGCAAGGTACGGGCGCTCTCCCAGAAATATCCACAGTTAACACTGAAAGGTTAATCCACGGATCGTATTTTGTTCTGCATACCTCTCTTAAAGACAGCTATTATGTCTGGTACCAGATTGCCGCAGTGCCGTCGATTATTGTTGATTTTACTCCGCAAACCGTAATAGAGGGGGATTACTTTTACTTTTATTTACTGTTTCCGGGATTAGATCCGAATAAATTCATAAACCCAAATATTGAAAAGAAAATTGTTGTATATTTTGAAGAAAAAGCGACGGTAGAATGGACAAAAGCTGTAACTTACGTTTTAAATGATGTTGTTTGGGATAGTGTTAACGGTACATATGTTACATATAGATGTAAAGTCGCAACCAGTAACAGCGTTTTCCCTCCGTTTATGAATACTACTGACTGGACTGAAAGCCCAGGGTACCCAGCCGATGTCGCGGGCGATAAGTTCATTAGGGCTGAGTATGACTTAGGTGCCGCGACCGATAATGAGTTTGCGGAACCCGCTTACGATGGAATGGTAAAATCAACAAACGGCCTTACCGATGTCGCGCGGTTTGATTACGACCCAGCCACTTCGGAAATAACGATTACCAGCTTAATAATTGGCGATATTAAAGCGGACCCCGCCGCTGATAACGGTACCGCACCTAAGAGCCCGGACCTTCTGTTTACAGATGCTTACGGCAGCACTGTTTCTGACGACCCCGGTGTTGCTGGAAAAACAGGGATTAAAGTAGACATTGTTATTGACGATCCTGTTTTAAAAATAGCCGAAAAGACTGCTGAAGCCATAAATGGGAGCGACGACTTTTCATGTGCAAAGCCATATAGCACTACAATCACCATCGTCAACGACCGAGGCGGCGTCACAGAAGACGCTGAGGACGGGAACACCGGGTTTACGATTGCGGAGCTTCAAGCGGGCGCCGTTCAAACTGCGTCTTTTGTCATGCCAGCAGTGCCCGCCGCAAACGCCGATGTCAATATCAGCCACATAAGGCTTTACCGCCTGGTTACGGCCGATAACGGGAGCGCTGAATACCAGTATGTGCCACCTTACGCTCCGTATGACGAGGATACTGTTTACGCCGTAGGGGACTATCTAAGTTATTCCGGATACGGTTATTATTGTATGGTAGTGCCTGTCGCGGGGATTTTGCCAACTGAAACAACAAATTTTTCCAAACTAGACACCCTTGATTTGCCCCTTGATGTTGCTCTTCTCGATGGGATCAATGATGGTCATCCATATGATAGCACCCTGGCGGAGATACTGCCCACCGAAGACTGGGATATGCCGCCGGACGATCTCCACGGCTTAACCTTGTTTGATAATGGCATTATGGCGGGGTTTTCAAAGAACAGCGTTTATGTTACGGAACCCCTTCATCCTTACGCTTTCCCGGACATTTATTCGTTGCTGTTTCCGGAAGTCATCGTGGGTCTTGGCTATATGCCTGGTACGATAATTGTCCTGACAGAAGGCGCCCCCCAGGGAATTATAGGAAATGATCCGACAACATTAAGTCAAACGCCGTTCCCCTACCCGCAGCCATGTGTTTCAAAGCGGGGCATCACTATGACCGAGAACGGGGTAATTTATCCGTGCCCGGATGGGTTTTTCATGATCTCTCAAAATGGCGGTAGTCTGATTACGAAGCCGCTTTATACTAAAACTCAATGGGTTGCGTTGGGGGCGGAAAACTTTATCGGAACTTATTTTGATGGGAAGGCTTTCTATTCGGTTGATGGTTCTAACACAAGCGCGTTTATAGACTTTCAGGAAACGCTGTTTATTGTTGATTTTGATCACACCTTACCGGATACTAAAGAAAACTACACCTACGACATGGTGTCAGACGGTGACGATCTCTATTACCTTTTCAAGAAAGAGACCGCTGCAACGTATGAAATTTATAAATATCGTGGAGCGGCCACTTACAAGACGTTCACCTGGAAGTCCAAAAAGCACCAATGGCCTTACGCGACGAATTTTGCCTGCGGAAGGGTCATAGCTGATTGGGCTACCGCGCCAACGGTTACGGTCACACTGTACGTTGACGGTGTCCTGAAGCAAACCATAGCTGTGACTGACAGCAACGTGTTCCGACTGGTATCAGGATTTATAGGCAGAATTTTTGAGATCCAGATAACTGGTGCCGTAGACGTGGATTTCTTTGGTATATCACAGACTCCGATGGATATTTCGTTATGAGTAGGACCCCTAAAACAGCAAATGTACCAAAAGTGCCTGCGGGTCTTGACAGGAGTCTCGCCCATTTTCTAACGGCAGTTAAGGAGTCAGTTGAAGTTAGCAGAGGTCGCGCCGGAGAACAAGAATCTTTTGTCACCAAAAAGTTTCTTGAAGAGAAAGGGTATTTAACGACTGCCGAAGAATCAGGTGGCTCATCAGGTGGCTCATCAGGTGGCTCATCAGGTGGCTCATCAGGTGGCTCATCAGGTGGATCATCAGGTGGATCGTCTACGCGACAACCGTTAGGAATACATGAAGTCAAAACAGCCAATATCGCTGACGGGGCCGTAACTGAGGTTAAAATAGCAGAGGGGGCGGTTTTAACCAGACTTGACGTGTTGGACATGTTTGATGATTACGGGGTGGCGTATTCGACGGTGGCGGTCGCTGATATAACCGCCCCTGTCGAATTAGTTGATTACAGTAGCGTGGACGGTAGTTTGCTGATAGCCTATGAGGTAAATGCTGCTCAAGATCCTTACACAATATACGCCTATGACTCGGCAAATTCTTCCGGGGCAAGTTCCCCTTATGTCGTTGCTGGGAGTGACGGCTTCTGGGTGGCGATTGGCGGAACGTATGCTTCTGGCGTGAAAGCTGTGATCCTTGACGATGACGGAATAATCGGTCTTGGGGCAGCAAAAGGGCGGATTGAGTTTGACGACCAGGCAACCGATGAAATCAATTTGCTTGATTGTGTTGTTGGTGTCGGAACTTCGACGCCAGTAGCCAAATTAGCTATCAATGGTGGGTTGCATGTTGGTGGAGATTCAGACCCAGGCGACGATAACCTTTTGGTTGATGGCACGATTGTAGCCACAGGCAGTGCGACGTCGAGCGCGGGATTGCTTGGTCAGGTGCTAGGTGATGGCACGGCGGGCCGAGTGCTTCGATCGCTTAGGTTACTGATCCAAGATGGCACTAATGTAAATACCATAAAGTGTACTGTGATATCTCTTTGGAATGGTGACGCGATTGCCGCAACGGACAATATTAGCAAGGGCGCAACGACTGGGGATTTTACTTTAAATGCCGCTGGCGACTCGTTGACGATCGAGGCTAGTGGGCTTACAGGTAATTGTGTAGCGGTTTTTTCTGCGTCATTTATTTATAATGATACAGGAACAGACATTCCGATTATAAACTTTAACGTGACGGCCAACGATATATGGACAAAGTATTACACGAATTTTGGTGGGGCAACTGCTGACCTGACGGCCGTTCTGGCCGGGGCAGCTGGACTTTATATAGTTATAAACTACCTTACTGACGCTTAAACTGTGTTCATTAAATGGAATATAAAATAACCCCATACATCGAAATAGACGGAATTAGGACCTTCCCCGACTCCTATATTAAAGGCATTTATTCTAGGATGGTTGACGAAGGCTCCGCACCCATTGTTTTTTTTGGTGGTGAGATAAGGACTCCCGAAGCGTTTTTGACATCCATGAAGTACCGCAGTTACTTGTTTGTCATTGAAAGTGAGTCTGGGTTGGCTGCTATTTTATGGCTAAATAAAATTCTTCACAAGACGTGCTACGCTCATTTTTGCGGGTTCAACGGGAGCTTGGGCAAGGGGTCTGTTGATATAGGACGATTCGCCATGAATCATGTATTCGGCGTGAAAGACGATTACGATAAGCCTTGCTTTGAAACTGTTCTTGGTTTGATTCCGTCACGGAACGTCATTGGTGTCAAATGGCTTAAAAAAGTGGGCCTCGTTGAAATTGGGAAAATCCCTAACGCGCTATGGAGTGAGGATAAAAACAGGAGCGTTGAGGGTACGTTACTGCACATAACAAAGGAAATCCTCGGAGGGTTGAAATGAAAATATACAATTCTGTAATTATCGACATAGCAACAAATGAAATCGAGTATGAGGACTCCTTTGACTACAAAGGCCCCATTTGTAATTGCAAGGGTAGCAGCACCACAATCAACAGCATTGATGAAGCCTACAATAATCGGATGGCGGGGATATCAGAAAAACAACTGGGCATGGCTGAGGAGTATTTCAGGTTCTGGCAAGATTCTTACAAGCCGATGGAGCAAGCCCAGATCGACGCCAACATGGCAATTATCCCGCAAAGAACGGCTCTTCAATCAAGGATGATGGGGCAAGCTGGGAACATCAACATAGACGACCGCATGGACGCTGCCGGGGCCAATGCCATGCAGCAGTTTGGGAACGCTCGCGGAGGCATGGAACGGAATCTTTCCAGGCAAGGCATCCAGGTGGGGTCCGGTAGAGCAGCGGCTATGGAGCGTGACTTTGCGCTTGAACAGGCCAAAGCGACAGGCGGAGCCAGGACACAGGCTGCGAGAACAAGCAGAGAAGATAACCTACGTCAAATGGCTATGGCCCTGGGTTAAAGGAGACGAATATGGCTGCGTTATATCAAGTTGAAAACCCATTTACGAAAGTCATGGCAGGTGTAAGAGGTGCCTCTCAGTCTTTGGCAAGCATGGGCCAGAAGAGAGATCGAAAGACAGAAACTGAAGGTGGTGCTGGTCAAGGGCTAATGGACGCCGGGAGTGTTGGCCTTGCTGGTTATCAGATGTATAAAGGCTCCGGATTGGGCGGAAGCACTGCGCCCACTACAGCCGTTAATCCCGCTTTGATGCCGCAAACACCCGCCACTGCGAGTGCTTCTATCCCGGCATCTGCTCCAGGTGAATTGGCGTCATCGCCAGCGTTTACGACGCCTATACAATCTGCTGTTCCGGTAACTGAGGCCATGGGGGCAGCTACTCCCCTTGCTCTTGGCGCAGAAGGCGCTACCACTGCTTTACCTGCCATGTATTCAGGGGCAGTTGGTTCGACGGCTCCCGCTGCCGCAGGTGCCGTTGGTGGCGGGATGGGTGCTGTTGGGGGTGGGGTAGGGGCCGTCGGTGGGGGGATAGGCGCAGCAGCTCCGGTTGCCACGGCTTTACCTGCCATGTATTCAGGGGCAGTTGGTTCGACGGCTGCTGCCGCCGCTCCAGTAGCTGCCACGTCATTAGCTGGTGCCGTAGCTCCAGCGGCCGCAGGTGCTACGGCAGGAGCCACAACAGGTGCCGCTACTGGTTCGGCGGCAGGACCGTATGGGGCTCTCGCTGGCGCAGTAATTGGCGGTCTCGTCGCGATGTTCGCAAGTTAATAACAGGAGAAGCATTATGGCAGAAAGTATAGGAAACCAGGCGTTAAGGATGGCCAATACGGTTACACGCATTCAGAACAGCGCGGCGCTTAGAGAAAACGCGGATTTGCGTAGCCAAAGGATGATTAAGGAACAGCAAAACGAAACCTATACGAATGCGTGGGCCGATGAGTTAACTAAAAATCCGCAAGCTCAAATGCCGGATGATTTGCCGTTTAGTGTTAAGTATTCCGCGAAATTGCTTGCCGCGAAGGCTCACACAAATTTCGCAGCACTTGATCGCCAAAGGTTTGCAAAGGAAGCGGAAACGTACAAGAGGACGTTCAACGCGGCACAATCAGCGGTAGCAGCATATCCCAACGATAGGGATTATTATAAACCGGCTGTCTTGGAAGCTTTTTCGAGGGCTCGTGACGGCAGAAGTGGCTATAAAGAAATATCCCCCGGAAAGTGGTCGTATGTTAACAACTCAGACGGTAAAAGATACGAAATAGATGAACCGAACTCAGATGAAATTACCCGTTTCCTATCTGTACATAGTGATCCAAAAGGTTATATGGCAAGAAAAGTCAAAGCCACGAATGATACGCGAACTCGCAATGACGCGATCGTGCGAAAAGGTGGAACAGATTACTACGGGGAAGACGGTAGCCAGGGAGTGGTTTACAAAAATTACAAACAGGACAATGGTGGCTATGGCGATTTTATAGTATTCCGTGACCCAGCCGGGAACGAACGTGTGCTGGAAACTCCAGAAGAAAAGAAATGGTTTCATAATAATCTCACCAGCGTTAAAGAGGTAGAGGACAGAGCCAAGATCAAGGTAGCCCGGAAAAAAGGCAATGCCCCAAAGGTTACAACAACCGTTACTGTGGGGAATAATACCCTAAAGATCCCTGCCGCGCTTTCTAAATTTAATACACTCACCAGGCAGCTAAAAGTAAGTGGCTCCGGTGCGATGGATTTTTTAGGAAGGTTAATAGCGCCAAGAGCAGAAGGTGAGATGCCTGATTTCTCAGGCATTAGCGGGCAGGATAAAGAAAGCGCCCTGGTTCAAATAGATAAGATGCGAGCCAGCGATAACCCAAAAGTGAAGGCGGCTGCTGAAACATGGTTTAGGTACTACAACGCTCTCTTTGGAGATGGTGGCGGGGGTGGAACAGGCGACGATGAGGTTGAGGACGTTATGAATAGAGTCCTCGGCAAACCGGAAGAAGCACCGAGAACAACAGCACTACCGGGTGGTTAAATGGGCGAACCTAAAATAGCGTGGATGGAAAACGAAAGGTTTAGAAACCTTCATATCGATGACCAGCTTCGTGTCTATCGAGGTTACTTCGATGAAAAAGCCGCCACTAACGACAGGTATCAAAAACTTGATCCCGGTACGAAGGAGCGCGTTTTCAACGAATTCCTTTCCGATCAAGGGGTAGTTCGCGATGACAGTGGCAGAAGCATGGCCCCTGCGCCGCAGGCTCAACCTACCCCAGTGCCCCAACAGCAACCGATAGCCAGAGCCATTGACGTTCCTAAAGAAACACCCGCTGATATTAGGTGGACGAATCAGAATATAGACCCCAACACAGAATATGTTTTACCAGTAAATCCTCAAGGCGCGACAGGTCCTCTAACCAGGGAAATGGATTACGCCGCCATTGAAAAGTTTGAGGAAGACAGAGATACGCCCCGACCGTCGGCAATGGATACCGGCTTATACGCAGGGGCTGATGAGAAAAGCCGTGGTTTTGGCAAAACCTCCGCGACCGAAAGTGTAACCACGACTCCTGAATCGGCTCCGATCCCTAAGCCGATTGACCTGTTAAAAAGAAAATCGGCAACCAATAAAGGCGGACCATTTCCAACTCCGTTTGGGGATTCAAGCGAACCCATTGATATGCCCGAGAGAGGTAAGGATCACCTCGCAGGGGCTATTGTTAAAGCTGCGATAGATGTTCCAAAATTTGTTGGGTATATCCCTAAAACTATCGGGGAGCTTGGGGGGATATCCGCCAAGAGAGGAAGCGAATCAACCGAAATACCAAACCGCCGTGAGCTGAAGGCTCCGTCTACGTTGAGTGACGTTTTCAAGGCCGAAGCAGAAAAAGGCAGCAAGCTCACAGACGAAGAATATCGAAATGTTGTCCTTGAATCCCGAGCTTCCCGCGCCATAGATAAGCAAAAACCATGGGATTGGTTTAAAGAGAAGGGGAAAGAAACCACTGATTATTACGAAGATTTAGAAAAACAATACCCGTCGGTGCAGGCATTTAACGAAGCTGCGGCAAAAGGCGAGCTGCCCATTATTACTGAGGCGATTGGGGCATCTGGAAACACCGTAGCGGCTCTTTTATCCAATATGATACCTGTTGTTGGCCCACCTATCGCGGCGATTGGATTTCTCGGACTGAATAAAGATGAAACATATCAGACTATAAAAGATGGGCTTTTAAGGAAAGGTGTACCTGAAGCGGAGGCTGAAGAGACTGCTCAATCTAAGGGCTGGGAGATTGGAGCTTTTAAGTCTGTCCTGGATATGACTGGTATTGGGTTATTAACGAAAGCCATAAAGCCAGCCAGTAAACTTATTAAGAAAATAGCCACCTCAGCGGCTGCGGTTGTATGGGAAGGTGGGACGGAAGGAACGCAAGGTGTTTCTGATCCGTTGGCGTTGGAATGGGAGACAAGACCAGAAGGTGAGAACCTGTCTGACTTCTCAAATCGGATGCTTGAGAAGAGTGATGAATGGTGGAAGATATTCGCACATGACTTTAAAATTGGGGCCATCATGGCTGGCGGCATGACTGCCGCTGGAATGGTTGCGGAGAAAGCACTTGAGCCTACGCAGGGTCCGCCACAAGCCATTGACCCCACCCAAACTCCAGATCAACCAGCTCAAAAAACAGGTGAGATTGACTACACGGATGCTATAGCGGCTGTTGACGAGATATTGGCATCGGGCGAAGGTACGATTGCACAGCTCGAAGAGGACCTGGCTGGTGATCCTGAGCTCATTAAGGCCCTCGGTCCCGTGATAAAGAAATATAAAGACGCTGAAATACTTAAAGTTGGTCGTGGTGAGACCCCACCCTCTCGGGGTGAGACACCGACTCCGCCGGTAGAACCTACTCCCACTCTACCAGCGGCGCCGGTCGCCCCTGATTTGGGGCTTATGGCAATGCCTGAGTTACGGGCGTTGGCCGAGAAAGAAGGTGTCGTTGAGGAAATAAAAGGGCCAAAGTCAAAACAGAAATTGATTGACGCCATTGAAGCAAAACGCCTTGAGCAAGGCACCGAAGCCGAGATCTTGCCAGAACCGAAGGCGACTGAAGTTGTAGACGACAAATTGACTCCGGATAGTATCCTGAAAGGGATATCGAAACGTGTAAAAGCAGAAATAAAAATGGCAGACTCGGATGGGAATGTCACAACAGAGAAGGTGAACGCCAAGGCCGAACTTGAAGACTTGAACAACCGGAACGAAATCTTCAATAAAATCCTGGACTGCATGGCGGGGTAATAATGAAATACGCTATCAAGAAAAAGGAAGCTGCCAAACCAAAGAAGGACCTGGCTAAAGGCGTCGTGAACGATCTTTCGAGCCTACTGGTGACGGCCATAAAGCAGAATGACCAGATTGCAAAAATCCACGCTGCTCAAATTACCAAGGTGGTATCAGATATCAGTAAAATGAACGCCAAACCGACTGTTGTAAAACCAGTAAAGCGGGTGTTTCACATGGATGTTAAACGCGGCGGAGACGGGTATATAAAGTCCGTTGAGGGGACCATAGAATGAGCGTTGTACTGGCGACACAGAACTTGAGAGCGGATGGGGATATATCGGAAGAGGGTGGTGTTAAGAAGATGAATATCACCGACTCTAGCCAGAGCCAGTTATTGACCGATATTCTTAAAGAGTTGAAGAAGATTAATCTATACAATGCCATGGCGCATGATGTGGTAATTAATAACTCGGAGGTGGCGTAATGCTAATGAAATCCATGGGAAGCATTAGGAGGACTTATTTTGCCTGACATGATTATTGACGGGACGGGGAAAAGGTACGGGGCATCGGTAAATTCAAAGGGCAGGTTGCAGACAAGGGCTACCAACGTTGCACAGAGGCTAAAGGCTGCCATTGATGGGGATTATTATGAAATGACAACCGGGGCTTTGACCATCACAGACGCTGCTGAGTTTTGGCCTCTGTATATGTTGAACTCAGACCAGAATAAAAGAGTGATTGTTATTGACAGGGTGTTCGTTGATTGCTGGGAAAGCACTGGCGGCGTTGGTGGAGCAATGATTGAGTATTACAAGAACCCAACGCCTACTGGCGGAACTGATATCGTCCCTGTTGATTGTAAATTTGACGATTTGGAAACACCTCCTGGTACGTTCTTGAAGAGTTGCGCGGGTCTTTCTGGGGACGAATGGTGGAAGGGCTACGTTCCTGTTGGTGATGGGATTGTCATTGAAGAAGGCCGAATCGTAATTGCTCCTGGTCGAAGTTTTGGGGTAGCGATTGTCCCCCCAACAAGTAATACGAGCATGGTGATAAACATCAACATAGCGTTCTACTACCTGGACCTGGTGGCTATAGGGGAGGACAAGTAAATGGGATTACAAATAGAATCAGGCCAAGGGGCACCATTTGTAGCAGGTGTTACAAGTGAAAATAGATTAAAAACCTCCGCCCAAATATTCACTCAGGAACATCAAACGAATCACCACGAAGGTGAATGTTACAGCATTGGTGCGGCAGTGACCCCCACAGGTGCGGGTGATTGTTTCCTGTACGTCAAGAACACCCGCGACACGGACATGGTTGTTTCAGAGGTCATGCTTAGAGCTGCATCTGATGAAACCATAACATTCAAATTGAATGACACAGGAACGCCCATAGGTGGTACAACGGGAACACCTATAAACAGGAACGCTGGAAGTGGGAATCTAGCTGCTGTAACATCACTTTACGGGGTAGATATCACGGGGTTGAGTGGTGGTAGTGCGGTTATGTCGATGTTTTTGAAGGGAGGGGAAACCAGCGTTAGAATCGCACCGCTGTCAGGATTCATAGTTCCTAAGAATCATGCAATTACAGGGTATGTATCGTCTGGGGCGATATTGGTTATGGTAGGCATGGGTATCTCTTTTCACGCATTAGGTGCGTAATGTTAAAGTTAGCTATTACCGATCCTGGAGATAAAATCCAAGCGTCTGTTGTCGAGAAGCATGACGAGAATGCGCTTGTCGTTGCCACTATACCATTGCAAACTTACACCAATGTGCTTCGGTTCTTCTCCAATGATGACTACGGCGTTGATATGAACCAGAACGCCGGGACTGGTGGAACGCCTGTCGAAGTCCACAACGGAATCGACACTGTGTTGTGGCTGGCGACTGACATTGTTGGTGGTGGGAAGACTACATTTGACAGCACGGACCAGGCGTACGCCGGAACAAAAAGTATCAAGATTGACAACTCCCCGGTTGATGATGTGTTTCAACTTGACAAGGGAAGTGACCTTGATTGTACTGGCTACGTAGGGATCTCGATGTGGGTCTATGTTGACAAGGATTGGAAAGTTGGTGATCAGATTGATCTTTATGGTTGGGACACAGGATTGGGGTTGCCGGTGGGCACTCCGGTTGATTTGTCAAACTACTTCACCTTCGACCAGTTCGATGTATGGCACAAGCTGTTTATTCCGCTAACTGCGATGGGTGATCTGGCAACGTCAACGACTCTTGACGCGTTGCGATTTAGGATCGTGGCGGCTGATGGGAAAAGCCCGAAGGCTTATTTTGATGTGATTCAGTTTGAACAAACTGGAACACCGATTAAGTACACGCTTAAGCCTGATCTTGGAACATGGCTGCATGTCAACAGCTTTCAGATCTTGCTGGCCGATGCTTATGCCGGGACTTTGGCCGACTCGTCTATGCCTAGCATCCCGTATGATTCGTTTTTTGCTGTAACAAAATTGCCTGTTGGTATCATCTATAATCGCACGACAAATACTGAGGTGATTTCGGCGGCCAACATACAGCAGTTTTTGGACTTTATGGCGTTCTCAAACGCAACGATAACTGGCAGTGGGTCTGATGGTACGAACACCTGGGTTACCGTTAATATGCAGTTCACCGAGCCAGTGATATTGAAGGCGGAAGATGAAGATGAAATGAGCCTAACTGTCAATGATGATTTATCCGGGCTACTGGTTCTGCGTGTCGGGGCAGGAAGCAAGGTGGAGACCCGATGAAAGTTCTAGCGATTTTCACAGAATCAGCGGTAGCTAAGGAAGGATTGACGCCAACCGTCGATATTTATCGTCTTGATACCAATGTTCTTGCGGTTGATGGTGCGGCCATGACCGAGGTGGGTGATGGCCAGTACAGCTACGATTTCACTGCATGGGACTCATCCATAGACTACAGCGTGACGTGCGACAGCGTGTCTCTTACTGGATCAGAGCGGTATGCGTATTCGTCCATAAGTGCTGCCAGGGTCATTGAGGATGTTCTCAGCACTGACGATATGCTCCGGTTGATTTTATCGAAAGAGATGGGGTTGGCTACCGGCGGCGGATCGGATTTAATTACTTTCAAGTCACTTGACGCAACCAAAGATCGCATAAGCATGAAGGTGAACAGCAATGGCGACCGTAGCACAGTGGTTCTGGATGCCGCATAATGGAACGAATAGACACCCTGCGCTGGGGGGAGATCCCAGAGTTGGGGAGCCCGAGCCTTTCCTGGCCGATATACGGCCGGGTAGGTGTTCACCTCAGATCGGGCGGAGGGACACACGGCTCAGATGGCGGTTACTGGCCGGGATTCAAGACTGACACAGGGTTAAGGCGTGAGGATGACGAGATCATTTTGATACTCAGCGCGATATTAAAGGAACTCTAATGGCGAAATCTCTAGTTGAGTGCTTTAAGCTACACGGAAAAGGGTTAAACGCTGCTGAAATGCAGGCCGTTACCGATATGGCAAACGCCATTCAAAAGGATGGCACATACAAGGATAAGGCCCCGGAGTACCCGAACGTCGTTGCTGTGACATCGCACATTGAAGAACTCCAAGCTGACCGGGATAGTATCTTAACTCAGCTTGGGGTTGCTATTCCCGCTGGAAAGAAGGCAGCACCTGTAAAGGCTGAAGCAGATACGATTGTTGAAGTTAAGCCGACTGAAAAACCCGCTCCAAAACCACGCACTGATACCTTTTTCACGCCTGAATTCGCAGAGCGGAATATCCCGAAACTCGAAGCAAAGCTGGAAGAAGTCCACAAGGCTCTTTGGGATTCGGAGGCGTTTGCTGATAGTGACTTCTATGACGGGAGTTTTCCCATACCGAAAAAGGGCGGAATCATTGCCACCAAGGGCTCTAAGAAATACAAAACGGATAAGGCGTATCGGACCAAGGTTGACTCTGCCGTAAAGAACATCACCGACACCATGGTGGACGCGAACAAGAAGCGCATGATCCTCATTGGTCAACCCAGGGGCGGGGCCTTCGGTGTCGATTACTCCGTAACGAAGAAACGCAAAAAGGTCCGTGCCAAATACACCGTGGACGTGATCCGGGCTTGGAACAACGAGGCCCGGACAAAATATCCAAACACTGACTACCTCGGGGATATTGCGGTTAGAGAAGGGTTACAGAATAGCCTTGATGCCGTATTGGACGCAATCGCCGCGAAGCAAATAAAAAAAGGAGACATAAACATAAGCGCCAATGCTACCAGCTACACCTTGACAGATAACGGGATCGGGATGTCGGACACAGATATCGCCGAGAAGTTTCTGGCGCTTCATGGGACGGGAAAAGACAAGGAAGGTCGTTTCGGTGGTTTCGGTATCGCCAAGGCCGTCATCCTTGGGCCGTCAGATAGTGCCACATGGACAATGGAAACCCGTGACAATCTCTTTACCCATGAAATGGCTTCCAACAATGATGTTGTGGGAGCGTTGGATAAACCCCGCCAGGGAACTCAGATCCATGTAGAAACACAAGATGGTATTATTGGTGTGGAAGCGAAAAAATATGTCGAAACCACGGAAACCCCTAAAAATATTTCAATCACGTTTAACGGGGAGAAGGTTAAGAGCCCGTTCGGAAAACGTAAAGCCAAGACCTTTGCAGGAACCATTGGGGATAAATCGTCATACGATATAAAATATTACCCCAACGCCCCCGAGGGGTACGAGAATAAACTTGTCATACGGTTGGTGGATAAAAAGACCGGGGCAAAGCTGACACAAGCCATCGTCCATATTTATAATGAGAACTTTAACGGGACCCTGGTTCAAGACATAACAACCTCAGCCGCTCCCAGCGAACACGCGTACCCTTTGACGGATTCGAGAATGGGATTGAAATGGGACGGGCGGGCAGAGGTTGATAAAATCGTAGGGGAATTCGCCGTTGACAAACAATCTGTTGCGAGATCCACGATAGAGACCAACCTGTATGGCGTGTATGAAAGACCCGAGTGGAAAAAAACATTACGAAAAGTTAAGACGGATAAAGGTTATCAAAACTTAACCCAAACCATAAATGACATCTGGGAGGAAACTGGAAAATTCTTCGGCCACCGGCATTACGCTCCGTTCACGGCTCTGGACGATATGGACATACTGGTTGACATTGGTTACAAGGGTTCACGGGGTGGTAGTCTTTTCCAGGCAAAACATGTAGCAGCATATGAAGCCGTTGCCAGGTTGATGGCAAAAGATGCTGGAGCACTTGTTGGTGAGTTCAGCCTTATGCTTTCAAAACCCGTCAATGGGGGCATTGTCGAGTCACAATACCAAGCGGCTACCGGAAACCTGTGGATAAACCACTTATCAATTGACAAGACGAGTCTCAAGAGCCCTGTGTCGTATGCCCAATACTTGAAGGGTCTTGTAGACCATGAGCTTACGCATTTTTGGCGCGGGCCTCACGATGAGGATTTCAGTTCTGCCAGGGAATCCACGCAACGAAGAACCGCTGAAATGTGGCCTTATATTTTAAGGATCGCCGAAGCGACGCTTGGCAAACAAGATAAATCGACAACGAGAACGAAAACCAAAACTGTCGTAAAAGAGAAAATAGTTGAAAAGACAGTAGAAGTGGATAAAATAATAGAGAGGTATCTTGACCCTCAGCAACTGGAATTCAACTTTGACAATTTTGAAAAGGAGGCTGTAGATGGGCAAATCGAGCTCTACTTACCAGAACCTAAAGGAGGTCCACGGCAAGGGAGGCTATTCGGACGAGCAGTGGACCGAAGCGATTCTGGACAGCATCGTAAGGGACGCCCTGATGGAGATCGGCGCGGCGCCAAACAGTCCGATACACAAGGCACTGCTGAAGGTGTCACGACAGACGTGGGAGATGGCAAAGGAAGAGATGGCAAAACCTTCCTAGCGAAAGCGAGCATCGATTCTGAAGGGAATCTGCACACCAATAAAGAAGGAGACGGTGTCTTTTTTGTCGGCGCCGATATGGTTGACGTAGACTTTGAAGGCAATCGCTCACCCGAAGGTGTGAGGTATCCTGAAGTTCATTCCGCGTGGACGGTTGGTGAAAATATAGCCATCGCCATCGAAAAGAAATCGAAAGAAACTTTCAAGACAATTGCCGTCGTAGCTTATCCGCAAGTTCTCCAATCCATGCAGGTCAATCCCATTTTCCACGCGGCGCTCATTCGAGCCTTATCCGCTTCTTACGGAAAGAAATACGCCAAGAAAATGGGGAGACAGGCGAAAGCCGCATACGCCAAGAATAAAGCCGAATACAAGAAAGCCCAACGACTGTACCTGCGGGAAGTAAAAAAAGGAAACAAGCCCAAGAAACCCATCCTGACAAGTTTTGCCCAACAGGTAATGCGGCTGCAACCCACTAAAGCTGAAGCGAAGGCTCTCCAGAAAAATAAGATTATCCCCAAAAAGGCCACCCTTGAGCGGGTGTACATGCAGAAGGTGGCTGAAGATATCGCCGTGCGTGACCACGTTGAAATCGCCGGGAAAATCGTTGGGGTCGGGCGATACAAAAGTCGTGAAGATGTTTCGGACGCTGATATTTACGACAGCAAGATCCTGTTCGAGAGTTACCACAAGTTTGATGAGCCGGTGTCATTCAGCGATCTTGTTAAACAACTCAAAACCATGAAAGGTGGCAAGGTAGAAGCGACAGATAAGCGCAAAATAGGTGCCTGGCTGATGATGCGGAGCGGTGCCTTTTGGTTAAACAAACGAGACAGCCCCGTTATCCCGGCAATGGTTGAAATAGGCAAGGGCGGACCATCGGTGCTCAAATCTCTAACGGACACCGGAGAAATAGCGGACTTAAAAGATGTCACTGAAGACGCCCGAACGGTTGTGCATTACGCCAATGGGGTCTACACTTTTCTGGTTCCCGCAGAAGATATTAAGGATATCAATTCTTACACCACTGATGATTTCGTCGCACGAAGGGACGCAGGAACAAAAAAGACCCCAGCTCAGTTTTGGACCGGGGCCTACGATACCGGCGGTGTCCGGAAAGAAGAGGTTGTAACGGGTACGCCTCACGCCACAAAGATCCAAGAAAATAAAATTTACGACAGCACAAAAGATGCTCTTGGATATCGTGAAAAAGCCAGAAAATGGATCGCCAACGATCCTGGATTTTATGACACAAGCGTAGGGGGTAACACCCTTAAAGATATGCGAGCCCGCAAGGGGAAGAAGCCGATAACCAAAGCTGCGGTTGATAACGCAATGGCGTTACTTCTGAAGCGAGATAAATACAAAGGCTTCTCGTACACACAGACCAACGGAAAATGGTTTGCTCTGTTTGGTAAAATACCCGCCAAAGCCGCAACCAGCGTCAAGGCCAGAATGTCCGCTGTGGTGGGTGAGGTAGAATCCCCAGGTACGGACATAGACAAAGTCGCGGCCATGGGCCATGCACGAGCAACCTTGTTGAAAACGGCTTTAGATGATCTGGCAAAGAAATATCCGGAACTGACAGTCAGGATCGAAGCAGCAAAAGTCAGCCTCGCCTCGTTCGATGCGGCAACGGAAGGCCAGGTGGAGTACGGTATTGATGTCGATATCGCAGGCCCGATGGACGGCATCCGGGCGTTCTTGAGCGAGGGGGTTGGTTTATCCAACGACCAGCTCGGTGTGATCATAGAAAGCTCTCCGGAAGACGCAATAAAGAACGGCGTTTCAAAAGCGGATTCCAAAAACGCCTTGACATTTAACGTCCCCATTGATAGAAAATATACAAGAGCTGACGTTCGTGACGCCATAAAGCAGTACGGCCTCAAGAATTACAACATCCTCGAAAGCTCGACGACCGGCGCCGTAAGCATCAATATGTCCGTGGACCTGGTCAAAAAAGCCGACGGCGGATGGGTTGCCAATAAAGATCGAACGGAAGCCATCTGGGCGTTAAACGAGATATTCAAAGAAATTGGCGGAAACGGCACACTTGATATTAATGAGGTGTACTCTGAAGTTCTTGGCGACAGCAACTATAGCTCATTAAAAACCGCTCGTAAGAATTATCGTGAACACATTGAAGAATATCACGGTAAAACAAGAGGGGGCAAAATTTATGAAAAAGCAGTCGAAGCAGGAAAGACCCGAACAAACGACATCAGATCAGTCGGGCCGGAGACCTTTTACAAGGGACGACTGGCCGAAATCTCTCCAAGACAGCCTTCCCCCGGAACTGCTGGCGGACTTGGAAAAACACGCGATGCACGCACCGATGGAGCCAGGGACCGCAAGGGCCAGGATAACGATAAAGGACCCGGTGTAACCCTATCCATGAGTCTTGGGGGAGAAAACCCCACTCGATGGAATCCCAAAGAATTAAAACGCATAACCCAAAATATAAAGAAACGTGTTTTACAGATCCTTCCGGAAAGTGAAGTCGATCGAGTAAAGCTCGTCCTCACCACAGCCGTTAATCTCTCCGGAAAGAATGCCAGAAAATCAAAAGAAGACTGGCAACGGATTGACCCTAAGCTGACAGACGTCACCGGTTCCGCGTCCGTCAATCTGCACGAATCAACCATCCAAGTCGCTTTAAATTTCGATAAACCTACCATTGACAGAACCGCTCTGCATGAGCCCTTCCATGTTGTCATGGAGAATTACCTCCCCAAACGAGACTACGATTTCCTTTTAAAGAAATACGGAAACGCGGAAACTGCCGTAGAGACGGGAGTCGATTACTTCATTGGCAAAGGTACACCCACAGGTAGAGCCAAAAGAATATTCGATTACCTGAAGCGGCTTCTCGCCTCTGTCCGGAACGGCCTCAAAGGGTTGGGGTTCACCAGCGAGAACCAAATCTTTGAAAAGGTCTGGCGTAAAGGTTATGAGAAACGCCAGTCCGAAGCTACCAGGGCCGAGAGGTTGGGCATTGAGCTTGAGAAGATTAACGAGTTTGCCCAACCTGCTGAAACGCGGTTGAGCAAAGCCATCAAGAAGATCACCGACAACCCGGCGTTCAATAAGTGGTTCGGCAAGTCCAAGGTGGTGGATGAGAAGGGTGAGCCGTTGGTGGTTTATCATGGGACGAGATCTCAAGAAATCACAGAATTTAATGAATCAAAATCGAGAGGCGGTGGTTTTTGGTTTACCCCTTCAAAACGATACGCCAAACAGTACACTCATGGAAATGGATCAATAGTTGAAGTGTACCTAAAAATTGAAAACCCATTAAATTTAGATTCTAAGGCAGGTTCTGCCATATCCAAAAACTTGCACAAACGTGCTGTTGAAAACGGGTCTTCTTGGGAGGAGGAGGCTATAAAAGATGGATATGACGGGTCTTTAATATTCGGTGGATTTAAAAAAGGCGGTGAAATCAAAGTCTTCAACCCCACCCAAATAAAATCCATATACAACCAGGGGACGTTCTCACAAACAAGCCCCAACATCATGCTCTCCATGTCCGAGCGTCGAGCCGAAGAAGCAGGCGGGGAAGAGTACGCCACCAACATAGGCAAGGCCATGAGTCTGCCCGACATCGTGTGGCTTGCCAAAGAGCTGATGGGTGGAAAGTACCCGGATGTCGTGAAGGGGATTGCCAGCAGAAAAGGCAAGAGCCTCGGCAATTTCACCAGGACGAGGAACGGAAGAATAAAGATCCTTGCGTCTCTTTTCAAGAACCCGCTGGAAGCCTCAAAGGTTCTGGCCCATGAGATAGGTCATTTGTCCGACTGGCTTCCTAATAAAGACATGGGTAGGGGGAATATCTTTGGGCGAATTGCCACCCTTCATAACTATTTCAAGCGGACACTTCCGAAAGGCCCGAATGAAATCGGGGAACTGTCAGACGCCGATAGGGTCAGGCTGAGAGCGGAAGCCAAAAAGGTTCTCAGCGGTGAGAAAACCATTGATGAGGAAATCATAACTGAAACCCCAGTTACCCCGGCCCAGGTTCTTTCGATCTGGAATTCAGTTGAGAACGGTATCAGCGAAGAACTGCTTGATTATGTTAAGCGTCTGGATGCGGCAGAGAAAAAGTCGATCATCAAAGAGGCCATGAAGGGTCAGGTTCCTGCCGAATTGCGCCGGTTCGCCACTATCGTCAAGATCAAGACCGGGAAGAAAATCAAGATCAAGCTCACTCCCTCGGAAGATCAGATCAAAACCAAGTACGAGGATCTGATCAAGGAAGAGATCAAGAAACGCAAGCTGTTCACTTTGTCTGAAGTGATGGACGAGCTGAAAGCGTTCTCCCGCCTGTGGAGCCCGTTCGACCCTGCGGCTGACCCTGCGTACACCAAGTACCGTTACTCGTCCAAAGAGCTTTACGCCGATGCCTTCAGTGCCATCATCATGGCGCCCAACTACGCCGAAGAGCAGATCCCTACATTCGTTGAAGGGTTCTTCAATTACCTGGAACGCAAGCCTGAATTAAAGAAGATGTACGATACGATCCAGGATCAGATTAAGCATCATGGGTCCCTTGAGGCTCTTGACAAAAGGGTTGGGGAAGGGATGAAGCGTGGGAGTGACGATTGGGTCAGCCAGGTAAGGAACCTAAAAAAGAAATTGTTCTCGAAAGAATTGTGGGGGAACACGTTCCTGGGCAGAGACTTTTCGTTATTGATGCGGGTAAAAAAGGCTCGTAATCGATCTCCCATCCTGCACGATCCGTTCAATAAGTCCATGGACCCGACGAACGCCATTGACGATATGCGGTACACCACAACGGAAGTCAACGGTTATATCAAAGATATGTTCGCCAAGGTGGTTAAGGGATATGAAGCTATTGGAATGAACGATATCGATTTCAGTAAATACCTGCTTTACAGAAGGATCGTAGGGGAAAAGACAGAGAAGCAGGCGTGGTCCGAAGGCGTTACAAAGAAAGAGGCCGCAGTCCTTAAAGCTCAATACGAAGAACGCTTTGGCCCCAAGCTGAAAGAGATCGCTGGCAACTTTTCTAAAGTGCGAAAAGAATGGGTTCTGGATAAGCTGAAAGCCAATAGCAAATACGCCACGGCCGATCTCGTTAAGTACATCGAAGACAATCTTGATTCATACGCCACGATCGATATCTACGATCACATGAACGAAAAGACAGGCGTGAGCTCCTCCGCCGGACTGTTCTCAACCCCCTTAAAGACAAGAGTCGGCTCACTTAAATCAACTCGGCCTGTGTTTTCAGCGACCCTTGAAAATGACATGGCGATAATCAATGCGGTTAATAAATCTATCGCCGCGAGATCCGTTGCTGATTTCATGACAGAGTACGATCCTGATTCCATCAAGGACGCCACAACCACATGGGATGGCAAGAAGCGCGTCATCAACCCGCCGTCAGATCGAGACATGGGGCTTATCGTTTACATGGACAACGGAAAGATGGTCGGCAAGTACGTCCCGAAGTACGTTGCTGAGTTCTTCCACGCCAACCCGGTGCAAAGCCAGTTACTGACACAAATATTCAGGTGGACGGCAACACCTTTTAAAGCGATCTTTACCGGAAGGAACCCAGGTTTCTGGCCGTTCAATATGATCCGCGATTACCATAGAGCGGCGAGGACACTGCCAGGTAAGGGAACTTATCTGTCATTTTCAAAATATTGGGTGAAGAATGTTAAAAAGGCCGCTAAGTCGGCATTCGATAAAGAAATGACCGACGCAGAACGGCAGATGCTGCATGATAAATCCCTGCTGTCAGTTATGAATTACCAGGGGGATGAAAGCCACGACGCCATGACCGAGCGGATTTTGTCAAGGCACGGACTCATTGAACCGAAGCACAATAATCCCATCTTCAAAGGCGTTAGGAAGTTTTTCCATGTTCTGGACGCACTCGGGATGACGTCCGAGCGGGTAACAAAATTCGCAGCAAACGAGTACCTTGAAACCAACTTCCCTGAGATGTCTCAGCAGGAACGAGCGTTCATTATAAGAAGGACGGGCTCACCGTCTTTTCTGACCCAGGGAACGGCCACCCCTTTGCTCAACAACATCCTGATTTTCAGTAACCCAATGATCCAGGGCTATCGTGAAGACATTAACTTTGCCAAGGACAGACCCATTGAAACGCTGTTCAAGATCGGGGCCATCGTCATGCTGCCAAAGATGCTGATGATGGCGGCTGCTTCCGGATTGTTTGGCGACGATTGGGAAGAGGCTTACGCCAGGATCAGTGAATACGATAAATCGAACTACCTCTGCATTCCTTTCGGGATTACACCGAACGGCAAGGTTGCGTATCTGCGGCTACCCCAGGATGAAATGTCGAGAGTTATTGGCGGAACATTATGGAAAATGTTTTCCTCTGAGAAAAAAAGATATTTGCAGAACCTTGAAGATTACATGGGTGGCCAGGTCCCGAGCTTGTCACCGGTATGGGACATACTTTCAGGGATAAGCAATTATCGTAATGGGCTTAACATATATACTCCATTTCGCGGCAACTTCGTATTCACAGACCAGCTTATGAGTGCGGCAAAAGGCACTGGGATAGGCTCTAAAGAGGCTAAGGCTAAAAAGTGGGAAGTAATGCGCGGCTGGATGTCGAACACCGTGGGCGGTGGGATCTTCTATCGTTTCAATTCAAACAATGTGGAAACAGTTAAGACCACAACCGAGAAAGTTATCGGGTACCCGGTCCTGAGTAATATTGTTGGCAGGTTCATTAAGGTTTCGGATTATGGTAAACGAGAAGAATTAAGGAAGGACAAAAGTAAAATACGGTCGAATAACGACGCTGTCACGCTGCTGGCCTATGACGCGATAACCAAGGCGATGAATAACGAGCAGCCAAACAGAAACGAGATGATAGCTCTTGTGGTCAAATACAAGTCCCTCCCGAGGATGTGGAAAAAGCTCGTATCTCAAAAGTTTACGAACGTGTATGTCCAAGAAATTATCAACGCCAAATCAAAAGAAGAAAAAACCGCAGTAGGAATAAGGATGCAGGAAGATAAGTTTTCGCGTAGAATGCTGGATGGGGGAGATAGGAAGGGAATTAAATTTTTAAACGCACCAGATTTTTCTAATTGGGTTCGGCCAACGGAGGAAGGAAAATGAAAAAAGTTCTTTTGAGTATCGGGTTATTTTTCGCAATGGTGCCTATGGCCTATGGGGCCGGAACATTAACTCAAGATTACGCCACACATGGCGCCATGAAGGTCGCCACTTTGACCTGGACAACCAGCGCTGGGGGCGTGTTCACATCAACTGCCATGTCTAAAAGCATTAACGGGTTTGTCGTCTCGGTCGAAACTGACCCGGACGGAACTGCTGTTCCCACAGCGGCTTACGACATAACGCTGCTGGATAGTGGGAGTGCTGACATTATGGGAGGGGCCTTGGCCAACAGGTCGGCAACGGCAACTGAAATTACAATGCCGCTTCTGAACGGGAATTACACCGGCATAGCTGTTCAGGGCGCATTAACACTGACAGTTTCTGCTGCGGGAAACTCGAAAACTGGCGTAGTTAAAATATTCTACTACGCGCAGTAAAGGAGGAATGAAATGAAAAAACTATTACTCACTCTCATCTTGTCATTGGCATTGTGGTCGCCCTCCTTTGCTGCCGATGTGATTATAATGCCATTAGGTGGACCTAACTTAGGCGGCATAATAACGGACCTAATCCCTGGAGCAGATGATACCTATGATATTGGAGAAGGCGTTACGCCTCTTGAATGGAAGGATCTGTGGATTGATGGAACGGCTCACGCTGACACCATTGATGCTGATTCCGTCGATATCACCACGATTACAGACGGGAATATCCCATACATGCAAGCCGCAGCGGCCGGGTTTGGCGACTCCCCATTGAGCACGGACGGGACGGCTGTAACAAGCACCGGTAACATTGGGGTCGGTGCTGCTCCGGTGTATCCTGTGGATATAACCATGAGCGCGACGGATCTCACCGGACTTTATATTGATGGCGAGACCAATGATTACGCTGGAGCAGGTGTCACTGGAACTGTGGTTATGAAGCGTGACATAGCCCAAGCTGCACTGAGCAACCATACGGGATGGTCTAATTATGTCACTTTGAAACATGCTGCTGGCCAGACTGACACAATCAACTATGTCTACGGTAATATTAATCGTATAGACAACAACTCTACCATTATAAATAATACCGCCGATAATGACGTCTACCATGAGTACGGAACTTATTCCTGGATTGACGCTAAAGGTGGTGTTTACGACCTACAGGCTGCGGGTAACATGGAGCTGGTAGTTACTGGTGTTGAATCTTATGTTGAAACCACTGACCTGGGATCGACCGCTCGTCTTGACCTAAGCGACACCGGTGCTGGTGGGGGCGTTGGGTCTATGGAGGTAACCGGTTACCATGCTAGGATGTTTCACGGACCTGATGTACTTTCTGGTGCTTGGACTATGACGGCCACTGGTTTTGATGCCACGATCAGGAGCGAACCCCTCTTGACTGGCGGTACAATTATCCAAAACACAAACGGATTGTTAGTTAATATTGATGCCAGTGATGTTGGAACCTCGGTGGCTAAAGGAATCAACATAGCTGCTGTTGCTGGAGCTGACACTAATTGGGCTATTCATTCGGCTACTGTTGCTCCGAGCCATTTTGCCGGTTCACTTGAAGCGGCCACAATTACCTATGGTGGTGCCGAAGTTTATCGCGTGGGTGGAACTGATGTAGCTGATGCAGATGTTGTTGATGCGCTTACTATTTCGGGTGGTACTGTTAATGGTTCTGTTGTCGGAGGTGTAACCCCTGCGGCTGGAACATTTACCACTCTTGGGGCAACTTCTGCGGGCCAACACTATATTGGTGGAAGTGCTGAAGCTGGAGCCGCTGTTACCATAGCTGGATCTTTTGATGCAACTGGCACAAATGCTTCAGCAACAATTCTTAATGTTGGAGGCACTGCAAATACGAAAGCGTCTTATAACGCTTATGGGGTATATATTCATCCTACATTGACAGAGGCAGCTTCTGGAAATCATGTTATAATGGCTGGGACGAGATTTAATCAGCCAGCGATAACAGTAGGAGCAGCGACAGTAACTGACGCCGTTTCTGTTTATATCTCAGGCGCACCAAGTGCAACCGTTACCGGGAAAAATTATTCTTTTTGGGTCGATTTGGGAGAAACGAGACTTGATAACCTGGTCACTATGCCGCAGGTCTACGCCCACAACATGAATGGCGAGACGATCAGGGCATTGCAGATTAATGATACTGGCGAGCTTGGCTATGATTCATCGTCAGCCAGGTTCAAAACTAACATTGTCCCAATGGAAGACACTTCGTGGATTTACGACTTACGGCCAGTCAACTACGAACCACGAAAGAAAATAATGGTTGAGGATAAACAGGTCTATACATCTGAGTCAACTGGTGTAAAGCGTTATGGTTTGATTGCTGAGGAAGTGGAGAAGGTAAACCCAACATTTGTTTTCTATGATGATGAAAACAGGGTTACTGGTGTTCATTATGGGGATTTGATATCGCCCTTGGTAAACGAAGTTCAGCGGTTAAAATCGCGGGTTGACGAACTGGAAAAACGATTAACAGCCTTAGAATCTAAATAGGGAGACACAAAATGAGAGCTGAATTTACAAAGGACTTGGTAGTCAAAGATGGAGCGTGGGTTGATGCGAGAGCTTATGGTTCGGCTCTTAATGATACTACTATTCAGGCCGCCATCACGGCGATTAGTACCGATGATCGGATGATATTGTTGACGCCAGGTACTTGGAGCATAACCGAGAATCTGACCATTCCTGCTAATGTCGGGCTTAAGGTAATGAGTGGCGCGGTATTGGATATTACTAACGCGAAGATTTTGACCTTCCAAGGCCAGCTAGAAGCCGGGCTTTATCAGATTTTTAGTGGGCTTGGAACTGTGGTGTTTGGCCGAGATGGTGGAAACAATGTTGTGGAGGTTTTCCCGAACTGGTGGGGCGCAGTTGGTGATGGGACTACGGACGACTCGGGTGCGTTTCAAAGTGCATTGAATTCCATTAGTACTACCCAAAGTGGTGTTTTAACTATTCCGCCGTTGGGGTGGGGTGGTCAGTGTTATTATCTTACTTCTGGTCTTACCTATGATATGCCAAGCCATACCAGGTCTTTAACAATTCGAGGTTCTGGATTGAGTTCTTACTTGTTCTTTGAAGGAGCTGGGATTGATGGAATTACTGTTGATGGGAATGTAAACAAGTCAACAATCACACTTAAAGATCTTTCTTTCGGTGGGGCAGCTGGAACTGGCGATGGGCTGGTTTTGGTCGAGATGAATCGCTCGACCTTTTATAACGTGATTTGTCATGGGTTTGGTGGCACTGGTATATTACTCCAAGGTTCGATCTTGAACACCTTTATCGGCGGTGGTGTAACAACGAACCTTGGAAGTCCTGGCAACAAAACCCAGGCGGTTCCTACTCGTGGTGTTTTGGTAGAGCAAACAGTTGGGAGCGGCTCGAATGGTAATACCTTTGTTGGGTTCAATATTGAGGGGATTACAACCGCGCCTGGTATTGGCGTGGAGATTACCGGCAACAGCTACGGAACCACCTTTATGGGCGGCACAATCGAGAACAATACTATTGGCGTTCAGG